ATCTTTGAGCAATAGCAGCGTATTGTTGCTGCTTTTCTATTGAATCTTGATATTGCAACTTAATAGATTCTAACTCTTCTTCAGGAGTTGGTTTATCTATTGTTCCATTTTCAGATACTTTAGAATCGGTTACTTCTTTAGATGTTACCTTTTTAGTTTTCATTATTATACCTTTTTGATTTCAGTTATCATTTTGCCAACTTCCGTAAGTTCGGCTTGTACTTTTGCTAGTTCAGCTGTAAGTTGTGATTCTTTACTTTCCAAATCAGACAGGCTTAATTTCTCTTCAACAGTTGATTCTTCCCCTGTATCTGGATTGTAAGATTTCTTTTCAAGTACAGTATATGCTTTTTGAGATGAAACGCCATGTGTCTTGATACTTCCATCTGAGTTATGTACTACTTCTACTTCTGCTACCGCTGCTATCTTTTTAAAAGATACTTTACCAGCAGCCTTTAATGCACTCCAGTCTTTATATTTCACTGTTAATTTCCTTTTTATTTAAGTTTTATTAATCTTGCCCTATAAACTCTACGCATACTCTCCATTTAGCTTTTGTGGTATGGTTGTTATCTGCATTGCCTGTCCCTGCATTAAGAAGCCAAATATAACTATCAGCTAATTCTGTTGCATGATTAGCAGTATTTAGATTTGATACCTTTTCATTATACCAAACTTGCTTCAAGTTACCTGATGTACTTCCAGCCTCTAAATCATGAGCTCCACCACTACTTAAATTACCTGTATTTATAGTTCCATCTGCTCCAGCCCCAAGTAGTTCTATCCAACCCGAAGTTCCTTCACTTAATAAATCTTCATCACCAGCCGATGGATCTACAGACCTTACTATCATAAAATCAGCTGTACTATCTCCATGCAAATTTAAACAAGTAGCACTAATAGATTTTATATAAGCAAATGCAGGTATTTTAAACATATAATTTGTATCCGCAACATTAAATTCAGTAGCATCAGTAACAGTAGCCTCAAATTCTCCTGAAAAAAATTGGAATCCACCAAAAGCCCCAATACGAACTTCATATTTATTTTGAGTTTCTGCTCCCTTGCCTATAGCACATTGATAATGAGTGTTAACTCCATCAGCATTATCACCAATAAAAGTATTATGAGCCCCTGCACCATCAACACCAAGACCAGTATTATGACCGACATAAACATTTTGAGAACCTGTAGTTTGATTTCCACCTGCTTGATTTCCAACTGCTACACAATAAGTAGCTACTGTAATAGCATCTCCAGCTTCAGTACCTATAAGAGTATTATATGATGCACCAGTATGTAGTCCATACCCGGCTCTATATCCCATTACAGTATTGCCACTACCTGTTAGTGCACCATTAGCATTAGCACCTAAAGCTTCATACCCTACAGCAGTATTTTTTATTCCTGTTGTTAATCCATGTGCAGCATTACCATCATCATTGCCGCAATTATATCCTACAAGAGTAGTTCCACCAACAGCATCAGCAGCAGGATTATAACTTTCGCCTGCTTTATAACCTATAGCAACAGTACCATCAGAAGTATTAGTATTTGCAAGTTCCAATGCTTCATACCCTATTGATATACACCTGTCTACAGCTGTAGCTGTAAGCATAGATGCATATCCTATTGAAACATTATTAGCTCCTGTAGTAGCTATTGCAGATGCATATCCAAGAGCTACATTGGCATCAGCACAGGCTGAAGCTAAAGCTCCTTTTCCCATAGCTGTATTATAGCTACCAGAGGTAATTCCGCCTCCTGATACACTACCAACAGCAGTATTATTTATCCCACTTGTAAGTGCTGATAGTGCAGTAGAACCTATAGCAGTATTATCAACAGCACTATCTAAGTTTCCTGCCATACTTCCAGAACCAAGAGAGGTATTCCTACTACAAGGACCATTATCCCAAGCTCCACCGCCTGCTCCTTTTCCTATAAATGTACAATCTGAAGAAGATAAAGTATTAGCATCGTCATCTGTATCATCCATAGCTTGATAACCCATAACTGTATTATTACTACCAGTTGTATGAGTTTTTAAGGCTTGATGTCCAATAGCAGTATTGCCAGCACCAGTTGTAAGTCCACTAAGAGCTTCATACCCTATTGCTATTGTATTGTCTATACCAGTAGTAGTAGCAGCTGTACCCACTAAGGCATATCCACCTATAGCTACACATTTAGTAACTGCTTGGGCAGCAGGCACAGTGCCCATAGCTGCATAACCTATAGCAGTATTGTTTGTTGCAGTAGTAGCTGCATCCATAACATTATAACCCATTAATGTATTACAGCCACCTACTGTAAGAGCCTTTCCAGCATTAAAACCTATACCTACATTACCATCGCCTGTAGCATTTGCAGTTAAAGCATCACTGCCAATAGCAATATTATAGAGAGCAGCATTACCAGTACTATTTAAAGCATCTTTACCAATAGCTATATTGTCAGTAGAATGAGCATTAAATACTAGATTTTCACCTATTCCATAATTATCTCTAGTTTTATCTGAATATATTTCAGCAGAACTTCCACCAGAAACATTTATTGGAGATACTGAGTTTATCATTCCATTCAGCATATTATACCTCTACAATCTTTAAATTACCATGAGTGGTAGATGCAGACTCGAATTGTAAATATATCCCTGTCCCTAAATTCCTTGGAACATTCATGGTAACAATTGAACTAGCAGGAATACTAATATCTCCAGTAGTTAACTGTTCAGAATCATTTGAAGTTGTTGTAAATCTTATTTGAGTTTCTACAGTAGCTTGTAGTACCACTATAGTAGTAGCATCATTTAACTGAAGTTCATTTAATGTATCATCGCTGCCTTCAACTGTTTGCAATGTATTAACTGTCCATCCGCCAGCATTACCTGTTGATGCATTCAATGATTCTTGCACTGTAAATTTATGTAAGTTTGCCATATTTACCTCCTGCCCTAAGGACTGACCGTCCGTGAATGGGCTCGTTTATTGTTATCTAATTGCGTGACCACCCGGCATAACTTGTCTTAAGCTCCATACCTTTGCGTCATCATGTCTTTCTAAATGTTTAAAAAATTTAGCCATAAAATACTCTGACTCTTTTAATTTCCCCATATCTTCTAATAGTCTAGCTTTAATATAATAGCTTATTGCTACTGCTTTATACCGAGGAATTTGTATTTCTGAATCTTCATCTAATAATGGCTTTACATCATAGTATACTCTTAAAGATCCTTGTCGCTGATTAGCACCTGATGATGGATATCTGGTATCTAAAACTATCGCTCTATTGGTCCCCCCATAATTCTCAAAGCTATGGATTCTATGCAATCCTGATAAATCAGAATCCCCTCTTACCACAATGTAATCTCCAATGCTTAAATATGTCCCCCAATTTATACTTATTCCCTCTGCTGCAATTGCATATAATCCTTTTGTTGAACTGCCAATTATAGTTGATTCAGCAATGGTACCATTAGTATCTGTAAGGCTTACATATGCTGCATATCCTACAAATGAATTATAAGTAAATTCATAACCTCCACCATGAGTATATTCAATCTGTATCCCATTAGTAACAGAAGTTAATGGACTTTTCCATGTACCTCCTCCAGAAGGAAGTTCAATGCCATCAGCAGCACTATATGTATAGTTTAGCCCACTACCGGTTCCGCTAAAATCTTTTTCAACTAAAGATAATTTATTGCCTTTAATAAAATAAGCATATTCTTTTGATGCTGCCATTACTCTAGCTCTCCAAAACCATAATGAGAATCCGGAGCATCCTCTACAGGTGGCTCACCAATCATGCGTGGGATACTTCTATATTCATCGCTACTATTTGCATGGTTCTTGATTCTAATATCTAATATCTTTACATAATCTGCAGGAAGATCATAATAACGTTGATCTGCCACTATATTAATACCAACACTAGTTACATGCTCAGGAGAAGTCATATTCATCTCTTCTAATGCATCTTTTAAATAAGCAGTAACTCTACCGGTTTCTTCACTCCCAACCCTTTCCATTAATTCAGATACCTTCATCTAGCTCTCCTTTGAGGTTGTTCTTCCTCTTGCTCTTGTTTTTGAGGCTTAGGAAAATAGGCTTCATATTCTTGCTTCAAGATAAGATGTGACTTTCTTAATTCTGTAGCCAATTCAATATCTTCTTCTACCAATGTTAATTCTTGTATTTTAGCTTCTAGCATTCTAATGGCAATATATTTAGCCACCATATATATCATTTCATCAGGGAAATATTCTATAAATGCATGCTGTGTTGGATTTAGTTTGTTCCATGTAAAGCCATCACTTGAGCCCCTTCGAGTATAAGGTATATAAGTTATCTTTACATCTGATGCTTCTGATGGAGTCGGTAATACCTGAAGAATTAATTCATTCCTATTCCCAGTTTGCTCTTCCTCTATTTGTCCTTCAAAATAATATACCGGATTATATTTAGACCGGAAATGTAAACTAGTTGGATCCTGTAATCTAGCTGCTACTCCAGGATGTATACGCTTTGCAATACGATAATCATTAGTTACACTCTTAGCCTCATTATAATATGTATTCCCAGTATCTCTTATAACATTAGTAATCATAATACCATCAATGCTAATTGGGTTAGAAGTAAATTTACGAACACGAGTGAATTGCTCGGCATCTCTTGGATTGATAGAATACAATTTACGAGAGATATCGCAAACTCCATCCATAACCCATGCACTAATAAGATTTTGATTATTTATAAAACTACTAGAATTATAACCAAAAAGATATGCCGCTTGGGTAAAGATAGGTTGACCATGTTTCGCTTTTCTTACTGTTTCGCTCATTCAACTCCTTGATAAAACCCACCCCCTCCCTGGGGAGAGAAAAGTCCTCAGGTGAGAGGGGGCAGATTCATTTTGTTTTAACTAGTTATCAGTCAGTATCTAAGTCTACGATATCAGCAGCAACGCCACCAAATCCCATAGCATACCAAGATGTACCATCTGTAGTAACTTTGATTCTTGCGCCAATACTTGTCGCACTTGCACCAAATGCTATTCCATCTGTTGCAGAAGCGACAGCTTCTGTATGCCCTATTTCTACAGCATACATCTTATCGCTATCAGTATCAACTGGATCAGCTACAGCTATACCACCTTGAGGAACGCCATAGCAGTTTACTTCAACTGCATCACCTGCAGTTCTTAAAATAAACTCAGCATTCCATCCAGCAATATTGCTAGATAGTTCAGGTAGGCTGATAACATAAGCACCAGACCCTTGATCAACAAAGAATATTTTGCCAGAATCACCACGTGCTAATTGCTTAGTAGTGGTTATTGACTCAGCATAATCATTGTTCCAAGAAGCTTGACTGCCTAGTTTTACATTAGCCATCAGTTACCTCCTTAAGAAAATGGAGTAGCTAATGTAGAGCTACCATTTAGTTCACCTTCAACAGACCAATAACCATTCTTATTAACAGTGAATTTAGCCCAACTACCTATTAAACCACCGGTAGTGCCACCATTCATTGAAAAAATAAGGTCATTAGATTCATCTGCTGCAAAGTAAACTGCGTTAGCTACTGCATCAGTAGCTTTAGTCATTATTACATGACCTTCAAGAAGATCTCCAGATTGGGCAGTAACAGAAATCAAATCAGAAGCAGTTACTGTAACTCCTGTTTGAATTTTTATCCATAACCCAGCATCTGCTGCACTTATTGAGGGAAGACTAATATCCATGCCACCAGCATTCCCGTTAACATAGGTCTTGCAACAATCAGCTTTACTTAAAGTAAATGCTTCATCATCACCGCCTACAATTACATCTAAACCACCTAAGTTAGCATTACTAGCCATATCAAGACCATCATCTGCTTTATTTTGTCCATACATTGGATTTGCCATATTCAGACCTCCTTAAGACCAGATGGCATGGCATTCGGGCATTGACCATTCCATTCCAGCTTCTGTTAAGATTAAATCAACTCGGCGGTCGATACCACTGTTTTCTAACGTTTGAACTCCAACGTAAACAGATGTATCTCTGTTGAGACCGTTACCCACGAGTGGGCGATATTTAGCATAGTTCATATTACAAGCAAATAGCTTAACATTCGTACCATCAAGGTGAATATCTCGAGCTACATTCATGTCACCATAAGGTGTAGAGATAACAGTAATGTCAACTCCCATGATTTTTTTCTTGCCAGTAATAGCCATGTCAGCACGATAATTAGATGATACTTCAAGATTGTTCTTGAAATAGCCGCCTAATTTATGCAACCAGTTATACACTGCAGTAGAACAGAAAAATACTGTACCACCGGAAGAGTTATAACGAGGATCCATATAATTAGACATGTCATCTAAAAAGTCGTCTGCAGTTTTAGTATTAATATCTAAGCTGAATGAATTTCCGTATGTTGCTACGAAATCAATTCCACCTTGAGTATATTGAATACCATCACCATCAGTGTACTGTGAACCAAATAGTATTGAATGCTCAATATCCCATTTGTGTTCAACTAGTTTTTCACGCCAAATACGAGACCATTCATTGGATTCATATTTAAGTGAAGTTGCACGTGCAGTGTTAGTCATTGCCATTGCTGTCTTCCAGATTTGGGTTTGACCTTGTCCGGTTGAATAGGGTTGGTCTTTCCATGTTTCAGGATAACCAGATCCTTCAGCAAAAGCTGAACCAACTACATAGCATCTTTTAGGTTCTAGATATTCAGAAATTGATTTTCCAGAAACATCTAGACCAGTTAGAGGTGAGTTGAAATCAGAATATGAAGCAAGTTCAAATACACTTGTTCCACTACCTTTACGAACGACTTTACACTTTAAGTTAGCTGCATTTGACACTGCATCAGTATCAACTGTCATAACTTTAACAACTAGATAATCATCTGCAGTTGAAGCTGCAGAAGCTGAAGCATCATCCCATGAGCCAGCTGTTACGCCAGTCATATAAGGAATCTTCACTAATTGTCCAGGAAGAAAGAATGCAGGTTGTGTATCAGCGTCTCCAGGTGAGATTTCATTAGAAGACTGACCATATACATTCTGAAGGTTACCCTTAGAATTATAATCAGTAATCATTGTGAAATAATAAATATCACCTGCATCAACATTACCATGTGTTACAGAAGCTTCAGTGCCAGCTGTATTAGCTGGAGCCGATGTACCATGATTACATACATATGCATAACGTTTCATCCATGATCCACGCTTTTCAGTATATTTGAAGCTTGGATCGTCTGTAGGCTTTTTGCCTACCTTACTTACGAATCGAAAAAAGGGATCCTGAGATAATGCTAACTCTGATACTCGATCACCGAAATTAAACTTTCTACGAAGTGCTCCGGTATCTAGTCCAGTTCCGAATCTCGCACCGGATGTGACTCCGTTCGTCGAAACTGTATCAGCAGTGGCATTACTCGGGGTTCCCAGATTGAAAATATCTGCCATCAGATTTTTCCTTTCTTTATCCCTCTATCAACTGTCTACAAGACCTTCTAGTAGGGATTAACCATTGAATATATCATCAAGACTAGTGCCATGATCCAGTATAGCGTCGAATGCTGTATCTTCCACTGAGACTTCTGCTCTAGGGGTGTTAATCCCGGCAACACTCGTTGGAAGATTCTGAACATTCTTCATCTGATTAACGATTCCTTGTTGGGTTGCTTTTGCAACATTACTACTAGATTTATCTTTATTAAGTAAATAATAAATATCATCTAGAGTTAATTGACGATCTCTAGAGTCAGCCATCATGCTACTAAATTCTTTTTCAGACATACCATGTCTATCCATAAAATTTTTTGCATCTGACCGCATCTTAGCTTTCGCTTTATCTTGTTGCACTTGCTGGTTTTGAACTTGCATTGAACTATTAACTCTATCAGAGACAATCTTATCAACTTGAGCATTAAATACTTTAGCTGAATCTGAAGTAGGATTATTCATTGCCTCTTCGGCATCGAAGATAAAATCTTCATCTAATCCTAATTGCTCTTGTACGTTCTTTGCCGGCTTTCCACCACCTTCAAGGTAATCCTTGACTGTATCAACTAGGCCACTATCTTGCGCCATTACGTCGAGAACGGGTACGAACGGTTGAAGTCTATTTAACTCTTGCCGCATTCTTGTAGCCTCTCTACTTGAATCCCGATACCGTTTCTCCCAATCAACATCCTTACTAGTAGGGGTCTCTGGTGCTTGAGCGTGAGTTGCCTGCGGGGCAGGGTCACTTTGAACCTGAGGGTTGTCCTGTGGTTGTTGATCGTTGTCTATAATTGCACCGTTTACTTGTGCTTCTATAGCATTAAAGAAGTCTTCACTGGAGCCACTATTCTGTGGGTTATCCTGTTCCATAGCTTCTAAATCTTTCATCTAACTCTCCTTGTCTTTATAGAGTATTTAATAATTTAAGACTCTTTCTTTTTGTTTTGCAAGTCTTTTATTACCTGGTTTAAAGAGGTCTTGAGATTAGTTCTTTCCTTCTCAGCGAAACCTCTTTGGGTCTCTCTAAGAACTTTCTGTTGGGCCTGTGTCTCAAGATATTCTTTTTCTTGTCTACTCTTAACTTCATTCTTCTTATTATTAACTTCCATAGAAGCTTGAAGAACTTTGCCTTTGATACCAGCTTGAACAAGTTGTCGTTCAAGTGTTTCAATAGTACCAGATGCATTTTTCATTTGTTCCTCAAGTTGCCCAATTTGATTTTGGAGTTGAGAGTACATGCTCTTACGTTTCACGATATTCTCTTTATTACGTAAGTCTGTTTCAGCTAGTAGTGCAATATCGTCAATCACTCCTAGTTTCATTAGTTCTTTAAGTTCATCTAAATAAGCCCATCTATTAACCGGTAGCGTAGAACCGGCAATAATGCGTACATCAAACTTAAGAGTACTATAATCATTTTGTTTTCCAATAACATCACCAAAGTCATTATATATAGGAATATTAATCTCTACCTGTTTTTCTTCATTAATATTATTTGGCTGTACAATTCTAAACATTCTATGATCTTGATATACAACTCTAGACATTTCTGCAATTACTTTCCCTAATTGTCGTAATCCAGGCTCAATGTTATTTTTCATCCACTGCTTAACTCGTCTTGTGCCATACTCATCCATAGCAAGCATGCCTCGATAAGTATCATGCTGTGTATTTGTATCTCCCTGCATAGCTCCATAAATACCAGCTAAATACTCCATATCATTTTTGCCTTCTTGAACAATAGAGAAGAATGCATTAGATAATGGAGCGGGTTGTACTGCAGTAGGAGGAACAGCTCCAGGTCTAATTGGAAGTAATGCTCCAGGTGAACTAGAATATTTTTCCCAATAATCGGTATCAATGCTTCCTTCTTCATGCATCCATCTTAATGATGATCCTAATGAGGCATTATGCACCATTATTTGATGAGCTTTATTCATCTCCCGTTGCTTACCAATTAAAGGAGCTACAGCTGACATTGGATATGGAGTACCTGTCCATTTAAAGCTAAAAGGAATTAATGGATATTCTTCAACATTTTCTGGCAAAACATGTTCATATAAAGTTACATCACCAACTATACCGGTTTGTTTAATACGAGAACCATAGAACGATACTTGATCTATAAGAAGACTAGCAAACTTCTCATCCTTCATTAATTGATTAAATTCTTTTTTAGATATAATCTTATTAATTACTTGAGACATGCTTTCTTGTATTTGTGCGGCAAACTCTTGTTTAGCAGATTCTAGTTGAGCTTGCATCATTTCTTGAGCTTTTTCCATCTCTAAATCATATCGAGGCTTTAACATCTCTCCAGCATCTACAGCCTCACGCATTTTAGCTTCTTGCTCAATTAACTCTACCTCAAGCTCTTTTTTCATATCTTCTATTTGTACGGCAGCTTTACTTTGGATTTCTTCCATTTGAGCAGGATCAGGCGGTAATCTATAAGTAATATTCACTAATGGAACTTTTACTTTTTCATGAATTTCAAAGAACTCTAAAAGTTTATCAGTCTCTCCGGTTTTAGGATCAATTGATTCTGATTCATCTATATCCTTATAGTCAAAATCCTTTTGATCAATCCCCATTGACTTCTCTGTATAAGTATAATCTGTGCTTTCATCAGAGGAAGCCTTTTTAATTTTTCTTACTGATCCAGGGAACATTTGCTCCAATTGTGATGTAGGTAATAATTTTCTAACTAAAATAAATCCTGCATCCCTAAATAACATATCTCTTGATTTAGGATCTACATAAATATCAAATGGATCCGGTTGAGTAACGATAACATCACCTAATCCATTATCACTATCAGGATTAACAGTAACCATTAGCCAACCTAATGATTTAGTAATAGCGTCATTAATAGCATTAGAATACAAACTTTGACCATCAGAATTATACCAAATATAATCAGCAACATCTGAGAATAATGCAGCAACATTAGTATCACTACCTTCTGCTGCTACTGCTTGCCATCTGGGATTAGATGCTGTTGCATAATAGTTAAGCATTTCTACTACAGGGAGGATACGATTAATTGTAAAAGTAGGCATGCCTTGTTCTTCCAGGGAACGCCTTTCTTCTTCGGTTAATTGATTGTCATTAGAAAAATCAAATCCCTTTTGGTTTACATACTCCCATTGAGCTCTGCTTTTTTGATTACAGCTATTAAATAGCTTTCTTACCCTAGCTGCTGTTTTGTCTACTTTAGCCATATCTCTCCTATGATAATCCTACAAATAACTCAATATCTGAAGTATTCCCAGAATCTCCCGTAACCTCTATACTTTCAATTTTAATTGAAGGAACCGCATCTATACTGTCTACAGTATCGTCACCTTGCATTAAGCCATTATTAAATACTTGTGATTGACCGCCGCCAAGACTAAATGCTATTGCAGTAGTAGCACCATTTAAAATTAACCCGAGAGTATTTGAGCTTAAATTAGTTACCCTAATATAAACTACATGATCCTGATCTAATGTATAGGCAGTAGCTGCAGCTGGTGTTGCGGTAAAAGTTACCACTTCCTGTGGAGTAGCATGAGTTCCTGCTGCAATAGTTACAGTTCTTTTAAATATTTCATTTATGCCAGCATATGATACAGTCTTTATAGAACCTTCTTCTCTACCATTAAGAGTTAAACTTTCAGAAAGTTGTAGTGTTAGTGTCGCCATTTATTTCTCCTTAAAATCTCATTTATGCAGCTGTCCAATATGCATATTCAATTAATATAAGATGTGAACTAGAGGATAATGCCTCTACAATAACATCTGATTTTACTGGGAAAAAAGCCCATTCTCCAGCAGCTATCCTAAGTAGGTCAGTATTGCCACCAAGTTCTACTGCTACTTGATTTGTAGTGGCTGTTGTCCCATCAGCCTGATAGCCAGTATGCCTTATATAAAAGTATTGATTAGCTGATCCGGAAGGCTTAAGTACTGATGCTGTTCCTCCAGAAGCCGCAATAGCAGTCTTAGATACACCAATTGCCGGAGCCCCTATAGTTAAACTATCTGTTACTGATAATGCCAAAGTATCGCTACTTGCATCTGTGCTAGACAAGGTTAGTGTTGGTGTTAGTGTTGCCATATTTAATCCTTTATTTCAAAATGTGGAAAATCATCAAATTTATTATCTGCTACCTGGAAGTCTTGGTCCCAGTCGCCTCCCCACCGAAGGTTAATGCCCATCCCACTAGCCAGCCCAATGACAAACCCTGCAAAAAGAGTTTGACGCTCTCGGTCTTCCCAGTCCACGGGATAAGGTGTGACATCAACAGCACGACTAGGCATAGCATTATGCCTACCATTAGGGAAACGAACTTTACTTTTTCCCTCGTCAACGAATCTGTTTTGTCTTTCTTCACCTCGATGTCCTTCTAGTACTGAACAATCTACATGCTTAATGACCTCATTAAACACTGCTTGTAATTTTTTATCACATGTCGCAAGTCTTTCACGACTATTCTTCCCAAATTTAGGCATATTCTCTCCTAAGCTGTTACCCAGCTTTTTGCTTTTGGTTGATGTCTATACCAATCCCCATCTTTATTCTGCTTTACAGAATTAGGAGGATGAGCATATTTACATGCATATGCTAAAGCATCTATAGTATCATCATGACCCATACGAGGGCCAAATGTCATTATTTCTTGTTGCAAATCGTACTGGTCCTTTTTAAGATGGACTCCACCAACCGCAAACCTTTGAGCCAATATCTCTTGAATACGGTCTCTTTTAGACATACGCGTACCCGGCTTTTCTGCAGTAAACTTGACAGTGAAATCATTCCTTCTTCGCATTTCTGCATTAATGGCTTGAAATACCGGCTTCGACATAGTCGTATCTTCAATGCAGAATAAGCTTGGATCGTATATTCTGTTATAGTCAAATATATAATCGACAATCCCTTTTTTAGAATCTCCCGGAATACCGAGTACAGGCAACGAACGCTTTCGTAAATAATCAAGAACATAACAATTGTTATTAGCGTCGACGCCCACAGCAAGTAAAACACTAAAGTCAGAATCACGGCGAGTACTGTCTGTAGCGGGATCAACACCAACAAATATATTGATTGGAATCTCATCCCCTTCAGCCGTTCTAATGTAGTTAATACCGGTCTCATCATCCCGGTTATAAACTCCATCCCAATACTTAATATGGTTCCTATTAAAGATTGCATCTTCTTCATTTTGGACTTCCATCATATATTCTTGATAAAACTTTTGCGGCTGCCCACTGTCCGCATAAAACTTTTTCTTTCGCTCCATTTCCTTGTGCCCAAACCAATCTGGCCATAAAGGAGTTCCATCTGGCTGTAATGCCTTGTATGTTATGACTTTCCATGAATAGTCTTTGCCTTGAGCTTTAGCTTTGATATGCCCGTTAAGAATGTTTGTAGTAAACGCATCGAAATGCACAGGCGTACCATTAATACGCAAACGGCCATCAACTGGCTCCAAAGCAGGGAAGACCACTGCCGTAACAAGATTCGCGATTTTAGAACGAGACTCAGGTGTAACGGTATTATTCTCGTCTTCAAAGTCATCGAGGATGATAAGATCGTATCTCTTATGCAGCTTAGCCCCGCCACGTATACCTGAAAGGTTTGACTTCGAGATAAGTTTGCTGCCATTTTTAAGTTCAATATCATCTTCTGTCCATTTTCTCCCTTTAACATCGCCGAAATAATACGACACTCTTTCATTATATTCCAAATGGTATTTTACATAATCTAAGTTTGGAACAGATATTTTACTAGATGCTGCTACCCACCCATAGAATAATGGGGACTCAGTGAACAAAAAATCATGCACGATATTACACTTAGTCAATACTGTCTTTCCGTGCCCCCTAGGTAAAATAACACCTAACTGCCGGTAATCTTTATTTAATAATGCATCTGCCACTTCATAATGAAAGAAGGGCGTCTCTGATCGCATGTAATCATCTGGCAAGAATAACTTTCCAAACGCTATTAAATCATGCTTTGCAAGCTGGAGTTGCTCTTCCATCTTGGAAACATTATGTAAGTTTATATTAGACATTAAAATTGAATCTGATCAAATACCTGATTTTCCACATTATTTGTATTCTCATCTTTTAACATAGAAGAATACTCATTCCAAGTACTATATCCAAATAAACCGGCTACAATAGATTTAAACCCGGAAACACTAAACTGACTATAGCCTATTGCCTTCCCATCATAACCAACACGACCACTTGTACCGGCAACTACTTCAAATAAATTCCCATGAACGCTAGTAAGGTCTCCCCTGTCGATAGCTCTATTCATCTTTTGCTGTATCTCAACAACAAGTTCTAATGTTGCTTGTTTCTGATCCGCACCAGAAGGCATTTGCATAAGCTTATCAAACTGTTTACTCCAATTTGAGCGTGCTACCCTTTCATTCCCAAACATAAATGAAGCAGACTGACTGCTTTGTTTGCCTGATCCTCCAAGTTGCCAGTCACTAATATCAACTTTTAGTGGAGATTTTCCTGCTCTAACTCGGGCTTGAGATTTTTTTACTGTTTGATGTATTAAGACATAAAGAGAATCTAATGTCATATCAGACTCTCTAATAATAGCATCATCAGGCATCATATCCATCATTTTTATTAAACTTTTTCCACCGGAAAGAGAAGTTCTGGCTATCAATTTCTCTGCAGCTCTTCCTCCAGGTGTTATAATTTCCTTTAATACGTCTCCGGTATCATTATCTACAATCTTAGTTATTTGCCTAAGTTCGCCAGTCTCTGTTGTAAATCTAGTATGTAATTTGCTATCTGCAATTACATCGAAATCTGTGCCATCAGGCATTTTATAAATCCCCTTTGCTATATCACCCCCAGCCTGATGAATATTATCTGCAAATAAAGATATATGACTAATTTCTAATTGTCCATCGGGGAGTCTAGTAGCTTGAAATCTTAAGCGAGATCCTTGCGTTCCACTAGTTAGCGGTTGCACAGGGCCAATAAGATCCTTCTCTTTAATTAGCTGTCCCACATGAACTACATCTTTATTTTTATCATCAAAGGCAACATTAAATACCCCTGGTCGATCTCCTTGAATCCTTACGGTCAATGGATTGCCTTTTGTGTTTCGTGTTATATTTTTTATATTATCTGCGGCTATATTCACAGTATCGCCATTCTTTGTTTGAATTGTTATATTGTTCGCGTCTTCAAACATTTTTTGCCCAGCAACCTCATCGCCATTCTTAAGAATAACTTTTGTTCCATTCTCTAATGTGCCGGCGAGCTCTTGGCCCATAGGCAGATTATCTAGGTCTGAGAGATTGAGCTCTGATAATGTATTTGGGTTCATGCTATTTGCAAATGAATCTTGTATGCCTTTAATATTACTAGGAACAGCCGGAGAGTTTCCTAGCATTTTATTAAAAGTGCTTATTTCATTCCAATCAAGTGTTCCATCAAAGCCATCTAAGAGGCTCTCTAATTCATTAGTATCATCTACTAAGGTATATGACCCATTAGATCCAAGGTCTAGAGAATAGAAGCGTCGATTATCTGTAATATCTTGATAAATTACATAGCCATTATTCGTTTCATAAGCAGGTCGAAGATTATTTAAATCAAGATTAGACTGTACATTACCTCCAATGGTAATAGTTCCATCATCTATATTAGGCATATGTAAATCACCACTATTATTTATTCGCTTAAACGCTCCCCCGGCATACTCTCTCCCATATATAGGTGCTTGAGAAAATCCTTGACCTGCGTGTGGAGGTAGAAACCCGGTTCTTGAATTATCTAGGCTAGACCAATTTACATTAGGATCGCTTGCATCGTACCGTGATCCAGCACTAGCTCTAGGCTCAGGAAATGATCCACCATATCCCGGCTCAGGAGAATCAATAATTCCTTTAGGATTTCGCCAATTCTTAACTTGTTGAAGTGCATTATTTAGTGCAGCATTTACGCTCCCAGCCTCTGTATATGCACCTTTTATATATTTACCTGCTTTATATGCACCTGCAGCTCCTGTGAGGACATCACCAACAAAACCTACCTTGCCAAAACTAGCTCTAGCTGCATCAGCAGAAATAATCTCATCTTCAGTAAAATGCCATGACTCTGGATTCCTAGGGTCATAATCTTGGCCTTCGATATGCTTGCGAGTTCCTGGCATTATTGTACTCCCGGGTAAAGATGTTGGAGGATCCGGAACAATATCATGAAAAGGAATCCCAGGCATCCAGTCATCTAGCGCCGCTAACGCGGATCTAATGCCAGGGTCTATACTTTCATTTTGATAAAAATCCATTACAGATTGCTGTAGCCAGTTTAACTCATTCCTATCCATCTCATATTCAGGTGGGGCAGGATCACTAGTTCCATAACCAAGGAAGCCAGACATTTCTTCTGGTATTTGATTCTCGTTCTCGTCTAATACTACTCTTTTAGGATCTGCCATTATTCTATTTCCTTTGGTCTTTGAGCAGCCTCTACCATGGTTTCAGAAAAACCTTTAAAGGCGCCTACGGCGAGAGTTGTTTGTTGAGTTCTAGTTTTATCTTCCATATCCATAATATCAGCCAGTTTAAAAAGAGCCTTCAGGCGAGTATCATCCTTTTCAGAAGAGAGAATAACCTCCTTGATGTTATTAAGTATAAACTTCTCGTCTATATCGAGTTCTTCTAAAACTGGCTTTAATTCTTCTTTCATAGCTGATCTAATCCTCGTTGTTTTAACTAGCTGAGTAGATTTAAATTTTGCATACCCAGGATCATTTGTAGGATAAGCCTTTATATAAGCTTCTTGTGGTGTTAGTCCAGATGCTAAATAAACAACAAAAACCTGTTCACACTTAGAAAGATTTTCGCGTTCTATTAATACATCATCTGCCAACCTCCCGCCTCCAAATGAATATATATTAATTCTTTTAGAAGTATCCATCTTAGTATTAGTATATGCCGGGAATGTCCCTGTGCATGTACCTACATAAGCTACTTCTCTACTCTTCCCCTTCTGACGCTTCATTGTGCCCTGACGCAATACCTCCAGAACACAATCGTCGTCAGATTTAATCCAATCCCCGACTCTTCCTTTTCTCCAATTAGACTGAACAATTAGTCCTGCTGGCAGAATGTCATCGGGATCAAATACTTTATGCTCTATCCCATTAACCCGGTAAACTCTCATCTTCCTTCTTTATATTGGTTCTTTGGGAAATTGTATTTAAACTTATCATTTGACTTAGAATGCTTCTCACCCGCCGGATGAGCTGTCTTTTTCTTTGGTCATGTATGATAGCCTTTTTTCAATATTGTGACCTTATTTCTTCCGATAATTGATTCGCATGATAGATATCATCCTCAGTAATAGTCCCCTTAAATTCTACCGGATCAAATAGTTGTGATATGCCTACTCGACTTAAATGCGCTAATAAATTTTTTTTATTTTTCATGTTATCTCGATCATCATTCCACTTCTTAAATTTAGACCAGGCGCTCTCTTCGCCTTCATTAATAGCAAAATCCCATTTATCATAATAGTTAAAACTCCCATCTTCATTGCGCGAACTTTCATAATTAGCCATTAATTGATCATGACTACCATCTTCTGCCCACTTCATATCAGTAATATTTTTTAATGCTACTAGAACCTGTTTCTTGCTCAATTCTCCGGATTCATGCATTTTAGTTAGCTCGTCAACCGTACTAAATCTATAAGTGCCATCCTCATTCTGTTTATAAATTTTTTCCCAATTATCTCTAGATGGTAAGCCAAACCCTTGACGAAAAGGAAATTCACGAGCCTTATTTCTTTTAGTTGCTCTACTGGCCACTTCATCATAATACTCAGGATCTTCCTTTGAATACTTTAAAATGTCCATCACCTCTTCAACTTTACTTGGCTTATAGCTTTTCGTCCCATACCCATAAGGATCAACTAAATCTGTAACAACTCCACCAACAGCATGCTGCACTCCCTTTCTAGCCGCTTTTAATGCTAAGTCTGCCCCTGGAGGGGCGATTGCTTTAAAGGCTGTTTGTTTTAATACTGCCTGTAAGTTGTCAAATAGGCTCCCAAACCAATCCGTTTCTTGGGAGCCAGCTTCAATATCTTTATCTAAATCTTCCATTAATATTTTTTAGGCTTGGGGTATGCTGGCTTTTTTGGGCTTTTTGGTTTTCTCGGCTTTCTTTTCAACGCTAGACTCCTTCTTATTTATATAAGAATATAATTCTCGAAATGATTCTCGCATTGCGAGTAATTCAGTAAATATTTCTTCTCTTAGCTTTTTAATCTCTTCATTTAATGAGTGACCATCTAAACTAGGCATCTATACCCTCCTCTTTTTGTTCTTCAGCATATGCATATAATTCTGCCACGCTATCCTCCAACTTATAAACCCGGTATGTTAAATCTTCTATTTGCCTGGTAACAATACCGATTATATTCTCCATTTCTAATGGATCCATCTCACCTCCTTATTGACCATCCTTGTTGCAATTTCTTTAGCAAACGCTTGTTTGCGTTAAGAAGAAATTATGAATCTCCTATAATATATCCATCTTTGAGTAGCTCCATAGTCTCTTCATCAAAATACTCTCCAAGATCAATATCTCCATAATAGAATGTAGTATCTTCATGTAGTATTTCTTCTGTTAAATATTCAATCTCTTCAGTCTCATCATTATAAGCAATCTCAAGTATATATCTCTTCATGTCAAGTCTCCTTAAATTGTATATAAAACACTCCACTAGTTTACTAAGCTTTTAACCTAAAGTCAAATACTTTTTTAAAGTGCTAAGTCCCTATAAAACAACAACTTAGTAAAATTGGTGTTCTACTACTCCAAATCGGATTGTGAATCCAAAGGATAATGCTTATGCTGCACTCCACAATACTCCGGGCACGAATACCCAGGCATAGTATCGAGGTGCTTCATAACCATAGTTAGACTCACCGTATATAAAATTGTAATTAAATTCGCCCATGTCATTTAGGCCCCCTTTTATTACCGGTAATATAATACTTTTTCGTTAACTTTCAAAGAGGTTTCAAAAATTGTAGAATTTGTATGCTCCCCTAAACAACTGACCACGTACCCCATTGAGTGGGTTTTTACATACCACATTACGTTATTTTTCAATCCAAAATGGAGGTCTATTATGACTTACAAAATCGAAGACACAATGCCTATCGTATGGACTATCGATGGCAGAACTTATCCCCCAGTCCAAGCCAAGTGGGTCAAGACTCACATTGTTAATGGTGAAGATGTATTTGAGTTGCATCGCAACAAGGTGAACCGTGAAACTGGTGAGCAATCAACTGCAGTTTACTTCCTTACTCTCAAGGATTTGCAGTCAATGGTTCCAACACCCAGCAACACAGTGGAAATCTCCCTTTAGGGAGGTTTTCCGGGTCAATCTATATAGGCAATGAGTGTGGGTCTTAACACCTGCACTCGTACGTCTTATTATAATAAACTTATACCAATCAGGAGAATCAAATGCAAGTATATCAAGTATATGTAACAGAGTTAGATAATCGTCGTTCAGTTCAAGCAACTTACAGTGATTATGATCAAGCTAATCAACACTTCAACTTATTAAATCATCGTATGGATGATATCAATGATACTGCTGTTATCCATATTGAAACTATCGATGTATTGGATGATTGTATTATTCCTCATGATTATCCTACATGTGAGTTGTACATGTGTCCTGTCTGTGAAGATGAAGAACATGAATTACGTGAACAAGAATTGGCAGCAATGGAAGGTGAAATATAATTATTCAAAGGAGACAATCATGAATACAGAACAAATCAAAGCAGCAGTTCTAGAGTTAATGGCAGATAATGAAGCCGAGAAAGCTAGAATAGATAAAGAATGGGATAGTCATTATGGTGATCTATCATGCACTGAGTATGAAGCTAATCACGCATATCGTGGAGCACTACTTGACGTATTGAATATCATTGATTCAAATGAAATATGTGAAGCTAATAAATGCTTAGAATGCTATACCAAAGAAATAAAGAAGATTGTAGATAAAACTCCTAATAATATGCAGTTAGGTAAAAAGATTAGAAACTTTATAAGATAAGTTCTTCTTCAAGCGCTCTGGATTAAGGTCCTTTATTAACCTTGTCACTTAGATGACACCAGAGCGTCTTTCCAGCGGGGAATGCCGGTAGCAATTTAAGCCTCATAAGCTTGATCTGGGCAGTTCGACTCTGTCCCCCGCAACTAAATTAAAAGTATATCGTAGCAACGGCCCTGTTTATTAGCCTTCATAACGATATCGTGGCACATTATACATCTAAATCAATAGCTTAGAGATGAAAGATGTGATGTGCTTTATTATTAAATTTGTGTGTTCATACTTACACCTTGATCCGGTGTATGATATGGTTTATGTATAAACCTGTGTAGCTATAATGGAAAAGATTGTAGTGCAGGTAATTGGGAAGCCGAGAGAGGCGTAGAGGTTGTACTCGCACCAGGTATCAAATGATACAGTGCACAGTTAATCACTGACCCAATGTAGGATTCAGTTAAATAGAAAAGATTAGTCTTTTCCCGGTATTAAGCATACTTAACCATTCTTCATGGTGTATGCACTCTTAATTAGCTATGATAGCTTTGTCTAATGTATTCCTCGCAAGGGAGTATAAGGATAGGACGACAGTCTAACAAGAGGATATTGCCCTTTCACTAGGGGATAGAAGCGGATTCTTGCAAGTAACTAATCAAGTCTTGCATACACACACATTATTATTCTTGGTGCGTAGTCCATATAAAGCAACTTCGAGTGGAGTTTTCAATGGCTTTGGGCTATGTGCTGGGATATTATCAAACAAATTAATTAACGCATAAAGTCAAAGGAGACAATATGACCAAGATAAAAAGTGTAAAAGAGCTGCCTGCGCAGTTTTATTTACAAATAATGACTGAGCTTCATAATTGTATTATACAGTTGAGAAAAGCTTTTATCAAAGTGCCCGGAAAACATGGTGATTTCTTTACTATTCTATCTGATGCTATAATAGATAATAAATATAAAGAATGGATAATGTTAACTCAAGCCCTACAGTTTAGATTAAATACTGATAAAGTAGAGCTAAGTAGAAAGGCCAGCGATGAAGAGCAAGAATTTGTTAATACATTGATGGATGACCTTAATGATTTCCATAAAACGCTACATAATCTAGATGAGAGCTCACAAAGTGACTTACTAGAATCATTTGGCTTTGGAGATACACCTGATTCTAAACAAAAAAATGAGGAGATGCGTAATGAAGCTTAACGTAGAAAATAAAGAAGTGACTATTGTGATTAATAGTTTATCTAATTATATCGAGAAACTTGATAGTGAACTTAAAGAACTATCAACATATAGAACTGAATTAGATAATCCCATTATTATACAAGCTGTAGCATTAGAGCAGAAAAGAATATCTAATGTAAAAGATGATTCTTCTAATCTTCTTAATAATATGCAAAAACATTATGGGAAGCTAATAAATGTTTAGGCCACTTAAAGACTATTTTGAACTATGTATGTTAATAGCATTGAATACATTGCTATGGTTAGGAATAGTATACTTTATTAAACACATAATTATGTGGTAATTATGGGGGTGGGAAACTGCCCCCTTAATTTAAAGGAGACATAATGCTAGAAAAGAATTGGGAATTAAATTCCGAGTTATTAAGACCAGACTTAGGCTCTGTATTTCTAATTCCATTTGATGATGCTAAACTAAATTATGATGGAAGTAATAGGAAAGCACATATATGGAATGGTATAGATGCCTTATGTAAAAAATATAGTAATCATCCGGAAACGAGAAGATTATATCAAATAGTATTGCTAGATGAAAATACAATTCAAGAATATTACAGATACGATTTAATATGCAAGAATTGTACTATACATGAAAAGAAAGAATATAATTCTTTTATGCAATCAAGAGAAAAGGAGATGTATTAATGAACAGTTTAAGTGTTATAAATGCTTATAAACATGGCCCTATGTGGGTGTTTGATGAGCCAAATTATAACTTAGTAAAAGAACCATTTGTAGCAGGAGCAGATACTTTCTTGGATTATCTTGCTAAAGGAGACGAAAAGATTAGTCTCGTATTTTCAAATAGAAGCTTTCCAACATCAGATTATACTTTACATTTACAACATGAAGAGTCTGGTGGTGGTGTTTATGATGAATATACTACTACAAGTACTATGTGGCTATGTGCTGCAACAAAACATTACTTCGGCGGGAAGATGCCCAAAGAAATACACGTACAATATATTCTTGAAAGGAGAAAGAATGACAATTAATCGCATAGAACTAATAGGTTTCTATAAAGGACAATTAAAGAAATTCAAGAAGCTTGGCTTAGGAGCTAAGACTGAATTTGGCGTTACCGTAACTGATACTCTTATAGAGGCAACCAAAAGACGATATTTTGAATTAACCGGTCTTAGGTTCCTTAAAAAGCAAGGGAATAGCAACAATGGAACAGCCTAATTATATTGTGTTCTTGTCTGTCAAAGAGGATGGGGTGGTCTCTGATCACCCTCTCCGTCCATTTGATTACATGCAAGAAGCAGAAACTTATATCTTAGGATATGTAGACGCTATCTTAAATCATACTGATGACGATAGTAGTGAAGATGAAATAAAAGGGCTCTTCTCAATTAGAGATGCAGCCGGTGAACCAATAAAAGAAAAGAAAGAAGGCAAAAATGCAATTAAAACAATATGATTATGATTTAATATCTATTCCGGTTAAAGAGCTGAAATATTCAAGCTTAAACCCGGCAGAAAGAACTAATAAAGTTAAATCATTAGCCTTGAGTTTTAAGAAAACTGGTGTTATTACTCCAGTACTTATAACTGAAGACAAAAAGTTAATCGACGGACATAGAAGAGCTACAGCTCTATCTTATATTGACCCCGATGCACAAATACCTGCATTAGTAGTAAAAGATATATCTTCAAAGAAAGAATATGAAGAATTATTTATGCATACTAATGATGGCGTTATGAAAATGAGTCCATCCCAAGAGCTTGAAATATATCTTAAAGGTGGGCATAATAGAATAAGTGATAGAACTCATAATTGTATCACTGCTCTTAAAACGTTAGGCGGTATTCCGGTACTAAAACGTATTAATAAAGAAAATAAAAGTCCTTTTACTTATTTAGCTACAATTAATATGTATGCTTCATATACTGGTAAAGTGACTAAACGTTCTTTACGTAAAGTATTATATTGGGTCTTTAATGTAGGCTCAGCATATACTCTAAAGTCTGCTATGAGCTTTATGATACCTCGTGATGAAGTAATTAAAGCTGTAGAAGAAAGAAAAGAATTATCATTGACTATCAATTCTGATGGTGATGATGATATACTAGTTAACTCGTAAGATAAGGAGAGCACACAATGGCTCGTAAGATCAAAGTGTTAAGTGGTGGCGGATTCGTCACACAGGAAGTTAAAAGTGAAACTATTTGCGAATTGCGTGAAGAATTAAATATTGATTCTAATGCAACTATTGCTGTTAATGGCGATAATGTAAGTAGTTCTTATCAATTGCAAGATGATGACTTAGTAGCTGCAGTTCAGTCGAATAAGACTGGTGGTTGTTAAGACATTAATTGTCTCCTGAACCTAGGGTGGAGGTTAAACCACCCAAAAATTAAATGATAGTTGGTGAACTACTCATCATGGCCTGAAAGCATGAGACTGTCATCGCATAGGGGAAGTTTAAGGAGTTAGGCTTCCCCAAATATTTATATGTCATAGCAGATAAAGGACTGCCTGATCTTTATCTTTAATTGCAGGTGAGATAGCATACCTCGAGTGTCACTGTTTATACTGTATAATAATTGTTATGACATAATTTTAACATTCTAAAGCCACATTTTATTCAAGTGATTGAAATTAATGTGTTGACTGCGTATTAAGAGAGTGTGGCTTAGAATATAATTAAGGAATCTTTAAATGAATAAAAATGAGTTAAAAGCTTGTCCTGTATGTAAAGGTGTCTGGCTAGAGCAATATAATTATAATAAACGTACAATTTGTAGCGAAGTATATGAAGGCTTCCCTACTTATGGATTAAAAAAAGTAAAATGCAATCAATGCAAAGGAGAATTAAAAAATGCACTATACATTAAAGAACTTAAATTTAAATCTAATCAATCTAAAGAAAATTGCTAATGATTTAATTGCTGGACCACAAGAAAGAATTTTATTAAAACTAAGGCGAATGAATCAAAGATTTGGAACTGATTTTAGAATAACTCCAACTTTTAGATGGCAGCCTAGATTTTATAAAAAGTTACATAATGTAGTACTAAATAAGTTTGATATTCCCCAAAAAAGAAAAATATCAACATATTTTAATGCTATTAGTGAAAAACAATGGATGATAAATCAATTTAAAGAAAGTATTTCTTCTATAGATAATGATTTGTATAGATTAAGAGCATCTAATACAAATTTTAAGAAACATGATGAAGAAGTAGAAGAAATAATGACTAATTATATCCAAAAAATAGAGTCTCAACTAGAGTCAGCCAATAATTTAATTGACAATATTGAAACTACTATAGATTATGTTACATCCAAAAAGATAGGTATGTATGAAAATATTGAAAGAGATTGTATTATTTTTAGAACTACAATTAAAAATGTTCATACTACTATATATGCAGGAGATGAAGAAATTATCGTTTCAATGGGAGATATTAATGTTTTTACTAGTGTAGACTTGATCCAGTTGCTTACTGAGTCAATTAAAGGGCAAACATTGGGATCTAATAGTGCAACTTCTCATACATCTGATACACATGGCGCTACTTTTAGGCCATTATTTGAAGGAATAAAATTTCCCTACATAAATAACCCGAATAACCTATCATCAAGTGCATCAGTTCCTATTTTCAATCATCATGGAAGTCAAATTGATAGTTATGGACAAGTTTGCTTTGGTAATTATGTTAGTGATATAAAAAATGCCACTTATAGTGGTGATTTATTAGCATATCATATGTTAATATCTCAATGGACTAAATCTTTTAAAATAGGCACTACTGGACCATTAAATTCATATCAAAATATGTTTTTCGGACAATTACCCGGAATGGATACATTAGTATGGACTAATATAGGTATAAATTTCTCATCAAGAGGTGATAATTGCAATTACTCAATTAATCACAATATTGATAAGAAAGATAGCTATTGTGATGTTAATAAATGTCTATTAAGAACTGATTGTGAAAAATATATTGAAGTATATGGATCTAACGATACAGATATACTCTCAAAATCAGAAGCATTGATAATAGATTTACGATTAATGGGAAATACCGCATATGATGATTATGAAAATTGGTCTTATTATCAATTAAAACGCAAATGGCTAGATATTTATGAATCTACTAGTCACTATATAGGTGAATTTCAAGCTCAATTTGCTAATCACTTTAATTGTAGGGCTTCTACAGGACTATCTAGAGCTTTAATGATAAATCTTCATAGAATAGATTTTTCAGATGCTATTGAATACCTGCATATGTCCGATTATGAAGATGTAAATAGTTGGGTTCAAAACGTTTTTGAAGGTCATGAACATTTTGAGATTGAATTTGAAGAACTTGAACCACCATCAGATCTCGAGCAATCATTATTAGATCAATATAGATCTAATCCTACGATTTCTGAAGCAAGGGTTAATTTAAATGATGCTGAACTGCCTTTTTAGGCTAAAAACAAGGAGTAAAAATGGAAAATACATTTTATATGGATGATAAAGACTGGAAAAAGATACACAATTATTCTCAAGCAGCTTATGATACTGAGAAATCAGAAATTGGAGGTATGCTTGTAGCAATCGAAGATGAAGCAGGTGATTGGCATCTAAAAGATCCGGTAATATTAAAACAAGCAATCAGTGCTGGGAATTGTGTATTAGATAAAGAAGCATTAGCTCCTTATTATACCAAAGCCGGAGCTAAGTATAAGGATAAGAATTTTAGATTTGTATGGTGGCATAGTCATCATACTATGTCTGCATTCTGGTCTGGAACAGATTTAAATGCTATTCAAGAATATTCTGATGGTGATTTTAGTTTTGCCTTGGTAGTTAATTTAAAAGGTGAATATAAATTAAGAGTATCTGTATGGAAACCTTTTGTTTGTCATGAAGATGTAGAATTAGAAATAATAACTGATGAACATAAAGTACCAAAATCTATACTTAAGGAAGTAGGAAAGTTATGTACAAAACAAGCCATAACTAGCTATTCACCTAAATCTTACAAGACTACTTATACCAAAAACTATCCATTAAATGCCAAGCCTAGCGTTGAAGATCGTCAAACTAGCGTATTTATTCAGCCCACTGAATATAATTATGCTTGTGACTCTATTGATAAAATCAATAAAAGCTATTCTGATGGTACATTATCGTATAATGATTGGACTAAAGCTGTATCTGAACTTAACAATGAGTTGGCAACAAAATATGCCGGTGAATATTTAATTGGCTTATTAAGTAAAAAGGCTCTTGATGAAGATATAATGTTCGCTCCTCCTGCAGATTATGTTTATAGAAGTAATTCTAATGCATATGATATTTATGCAGATTATAGAAGCAATGAAGTAGCTTGGGGAGGCATTTATTAATGATAAATACACGATCAAGTGCATTAGTAGATAACTTAGACCAATTCGTTTTTCATATATTAGGTTGCGGAGCTATTGGAAGCTCTGCAGCCTTACAATTAGCCAGAATGGGTGCAGATCAATTCTGTTTATATGATATGGATAAAGTTGAGGCAGTTAATATAGGTGTATCACAATATACTTTGGCTGATATTAATAAGTCAAAAGTAGATGCCTTAGAAGGACATATAATGTCCATTAATGATAATAGTCAGGTGTATACATATAATGAGCGATTTACAGAATATTATTCTCAAGGGAATAATGATGTAGCTATTCTTGGATTTGATTCTATGGAATCAAGACTACAAGCTGTAGAAGCTCTATGTGTAAATAAGCATGTAAAACCTGAATTTCTTATTGATGGAAGGATGGGAGCAGAACATTATCAACAATATATATTTGATAAGCCTACTCTATCCAAGTATAAAAAGACATGGTATTCTGATTCCAATGGAAGTCCAGAACCATGTAATGCAAAAGCTACAGCTTACTGCTCTTCAATGAGTGGTAGCTTTATAGCCAATGCAGTAAGGAAACTTGCAACCGGTCAACCGTTTAACAGACAATTCTCATTTAATTTCCCAACAATGTTATTGGAAAAATCGGTTATGGTATCGTAATTTATAGATACACTTAACACAAGTATTCCTTATCTGTGTAAATCATGAAGGGGTAGTATCTTCCAAAATTATTGGTCTATATTGCCCCTTCTTTCACCCCCTTAATAGGAGAAGTACATGTCAGAAGAAACAACTAAAACTGTTGAAGACTATCTCGACTCTGATAATTTTGATTTTGAGGCTTTTGAGCCTGTAATGTCAGAAACTATTGGTAAAATAGCTGGAGCATTAGCTAAAGCTCAAGGTGAGATGACAATGGTAGAAGCTAAAAGCACTAATCCATTTTTTAATAGTAAGTATGCTTCATTAGCATCAGTATTAGAAACTGCAATGCCTGCATTAAATAAACATGAAATCGCATTAGTTCAAGGTAACAGATGGGACAATGATAATAATGGTTTTTATATTACATCAATGTTAATGCATAGTTCAGGTGAGTGGATTAAAAGTGAAATCCGTATGCCAATCATGAAGAAAGATCCTCATGGTGTAGGTGCTGCAACAACATACGGAAGAAGATATTTACTATCATCGATGGTAGGTATAGCACAAGCAGATGACGATGGAAATACCGGAATTAAACGTGCTCCTCGTCCTAGCGATCAAGTAAATAAGAAACAATAAAGGAGTAAGAATGTCTAGAACATTTACATTGCCTAAAAAAGGCACAGGTGCATGGACTGAAGGTTGGCATAAACTAACCGTCAGTAATGCAAAATATGGCACTTATAATGACAGTAAATATATCGATGTATGGTTTGATGGATATCCTGATAACTTTAACATGAGAATATATGAAAAGCATGGTAAAGATGGAGAAGAGTTTGCAATTGGAAATTTATTTAGATTTGCAAATGCAGGTATCACTGATGCTTTAGAAAGTGCTACAGGGGAAACTGTTATTAAGATGGATGATGGTCCAGAGCAGTTAACCGGACAAGAAGTAAATGCATTCTTTTATAAGAATGGTAAATTTACTAGAATCTTAAATCAAATTGCTCCAACTGAATTTAAAAATATAGTTGAAGAGTTTGATGCTAAAGATGTGGCATATTTTAAAGGAAAAGCTGAAAGGTATTTCAACGAATATGTTAAGCCAAAAATGGAAGTTACTGAAGAGACTACCACAGAAACAAGTGATATTCCTTTCTAAATAAATAACTATAAGAGAGAGTTTAGGCCCTGCAAGGTTAATACTTTTAGAGGGAAAAGCTCTCTCTTATTTTAACAAGGAGATAGCATGATTAAAGAATTTGCCTTTGGATTAGCACAAAGACATTACTTTCAGGATACAAGTGAAATAGGCAATTGGATGAATATAGATAGAGATACATATATGTCATTATATGAATTTGATGACAGCATTACTGATTTTTTCGCTAAAAATAAAACATTATCAGGATTTGATGGGCTAGTTTACATGCCTGATGAATTTATATTAGATATAGATGGCAAAGATTTTGATGATTTAGAAAATGCTAGACAAAAAACTATTGGATTAACGTTATTATTAGATGACTTAGATATACCATATAGATTATATTTTTCTGGCAATAAAGGATTTCATCTTGGAATACCAGGAGCAGCATTTCGATGGAAGCCTTGCAAAGACTTACATTTAAAGGTAAAAGATGCTTTGACTAATGCAGGTATATTTGAATATGCAGATGTGTCTGTAACAGATAAACTGAGGCTAATTAGAATTGTTAATACTAAAAATCTAAAAGCTCGATTATGGAAGTGTCAAATAACAAAAAATCAATTAAATGCATCTGATATTAAAGCTACTATGCAATTAATAGCAACAAAGCCTGGAGATGTAGATGATTTTGATTTAGAATGCAATCCTGTCTTTGATGTACTAGAAAGAGAGAAAAAGGATGAACCGGCAACTCCTGAATTTATTAGTCAAGGTAGGAATCCTGATCCAGTAAATTATCCTTGTATTTCTAATATGCTATCTAGTAATGCACAAGGTGAACGTCATGCTACTGCTTTACGTCTTTCTGCATGGTTTAGATGGCTTTATCCTGAATCAATTGTACGTATTGTTATGGAGCAATGGAGACAGCAAGTAGATGATTCTAGTAGTCCATTTACAGTTAAAGAAATGGAAAGTATTATTAAAAGTGCTTATGAATCTCATGGTGGACAAGGTAATAGATATGGATGTGGAGATAAAATCATGGACAGTCATTGCCAAGAAACCTGTAAGCTCTATAAGTCTAAGAAAAACCAGGCAGTTATGGATTCTTCATCTATGGAAAATGCATTAATTGATTTTTATAGATTAAATAGAGATCCTCTTAATCTAGGAACTATATTTGAAGGAGAAAATTTTCCTATTTATCCTGGAGAAGTAGTTGTTATTCAAGCTCCTCCTAAAAGTATGAAAACAATGCTTTTACAAAATATTGTTAATGGACTTAAAAGGCCCACATACTTTATAGAAATGGAAATGAGTCCAAGGCAAATATGGTCTAGATTTGTTCAAATTGAAATGGGATGGTCTGAAGATGATTTAAAGTCTCATTATCAGCAAATGCAAAATGGTATGGATAAACGTTTTAAATGGCTAACTGTAGATTATTCAAGTCCTTACGCCAGTGAGTTAGAGAAAAGGATTATGATGTTGCCAGTCAAACCGGAAATAGTCGTAGTTGATCATATGGGTTTATTTAAATCTAAACAACGTGATCCTAATATGAAAACAGAAGAAGCATCTCAAGCAATGATGGAACTTGCAGTAAGACATAATTTAATTATATTTACTGTTAGTGAGATTACTAAATCTGCATTCCATGAAGGCAATATGAATATGGCATCAGCTAAAGGCTCATTTAGAACAGCTTATAATACTAATAAGTTATTATCAGTTATTCCATCTAAGAGCAGAACTACAGGATTAATAGAATATCTTAGAGTAAGATGTGAAGCTAATAGAGAACGTGAGCACTTAGATGTAAGTCTAAGAGTAGAAAATAACAGAATATTTAAGGAGAATACACGTGAACAAATCACAATTTGATGAACTTTTCGTCAAAATAATAGATGAAGTTAAAGAAACAAGGGATAGTGGGCAGAAAGAATATGCTCATGATACTATCAATGTTTTTGCAAACTTTGAAAGAACAGCCAGGCAGTTAAATACTACAAGAGATAAAGTATTGATGACATTTCTTATGAAGCATATGGATGGCATAACGGCTCATATAAATGGCTATACATCTCAAAGAGAAGATATTAGAGGTCGCATTAAAGATGCAATTGTATATCTTACTTTGTATTGGGCTATGGTAGAAGGTGAAATGTCAGTACAATGGGATCAAGAAGCTACTATGGGAGTGGAAGAATTTTTATCTGATAGTGGATTTGTAGATAGTAAGCCTAAGTCAGCCTTTGACCCAGAAACTGGTGAAGTATCTTATCAATCACTGGGAGATGAAACAGTATGAGCGGATATGATAGAATGACTGAAGATGCTGACTGGAAAGATGGCATAAATGTATTTAGAGAGCAAACTTCAAAGCGTATGCTTGATTTGTTTAGACAAATAAATGAATTGGAGTTGATAATTGAAGAACTTGCCAACGCTAAGCAATCCGAATCAAAAGAAGGCCAGCTTTAAGTGCAAAGGCTGTGGTACAAGCTGGATAAAGCCTGTGAATATTTTCATTCGCAGGCCACATCCAGCTATAGCAGCACTTGTAGATCCATATACATATGAAATATGTAAAAAATGTGCGATTAAAGAGATTGGACCTAAAAATAAAAAAAGAAAGTGGTTTTTTGATGAAGAATAAGGAGACAATAGAAGAATTATTGCAAAAAGAATATGATGCTCGTGATGGAACTATGCCTATGAGTGAAACTGATTGGGCTAATAATCAAGGATGGATAGAAGCATTAGAATGGGTGTTGGGATATGCTGACATAGAAAAAGAAAAAGCTAGAGTAAAAGATAAACTTAAGGCTATATTACCTTCTCCGGAAGAGTTAAATATAATAATTAAAAACGCTATAAATAGGATAAAGGAACCTAAAGAATGAATATAGAAGATATTGATCCAGATTTTAAAGGCGGTGATATTCACGGTCCTACACAGAGATATTATTATCTTAAAATGAAAGAAGGTGAAAAGCTTGCAAAAGCAATATTAGAGCTTAATCCATATGACATTGATGAAAAGAAAATGTCATCAATATGGGATCAAGCAAAATTCTATATAAGATCAAGACGATCTAATACAAAAATAATAGATTTATCCCAAGAGGATGATGAGTAACGTAAAGAGCGCCAAAGCAAAAGGGAGAAGACTCCAAAACTTTTTGAGAGACAAGTTAAAGGAGGCTTTTCCAGCTTTGCGCGATGATGACATCAAGTCACAAACAATGGGTATGTGTGGGGAAGACATAGTTCTTTCCCCTGCAGCTCAAGATGTGATAGGCTACAGTTTTGAATGTAAAAACAAAGAGCGCTTAGATTTATGGGCTTCTTTGGAACAGGCTGAAGATAATTGCAGCGGAAGGGAGCCTGTGCTTGTATTTAAACGAAATAGAAGTAAAACCTATGTTGCATTAGACGTTAATCATTTCTTGGAGTTAATCGGTGACAAACAATAGACCAATAAAAGACATAAAAAAAGAACTAATAGCAATAAAAAACGCTCTAAAAAAACTAGAGCGCTTAATTAATTTATATGAAGAACATCCGGAGCTACTCACTAAAGAGCCCGTCAACTTCTTTAACTAGATTCCCAAATCCCTTATTATATATAGTAACATTATTTGAGAATATTTCACTTAATGAATATTCATCATTTGATAGGAATACTCTCCATAATGTATCTATTACCATATTCATATATATAGGAAGAAAATATCGCATTGATTCTCGATAATATTCGTCATCATCTTTATCATTGCCATATATTGCAAATGATTTAAGTATAAGACCTATACCTCTGAATGCTGTATCAGCCACAATAGAACTACCACCACGACGTATACTTCCAAATGATGTCCCTAACATTTTCCCACCTAATTTCATCCCCCATTTACTTGCTTCTGTAAAAATAGGTAAGTATATTTGGCCGGCTATAACAGCCGTTGACACTAAAACTCTTGTTCTTAACATTTTAGCCCAACCTTGCATAGATGGATGCATGCTTTCTACATCATTTGTAAAGATCTGACCGTATATTCTTTTACGTTCATTTAATGGGAGTTTCTGCAAGCTATCTCGATAAGATCTCCAAGTATTCCATTCTAAAGCAGCCTCTGCACGAGTATAATTCCAAAATTTAAATAAAGTTTGTCCCATAGCTCCACGTAAAAATAGAGGTTGAAACTGTTGTGACATACCAAACATAGTAGCATTAGTAAGATTTCTTGCGCCAGCAAGAACCTCTGGATGCTCATATCTAGATTTTCCTTCCTCTCTTTCCCACTCTTTCCATCCTGCTTCATTCTTAAGCTGAGCTACAGTCATTAAAGCTCCCATTACAGATGATTCCTTACGCATTTCTCCTTCAGATTCCATAAAACTAAAAGATTTACCTAAATTAGTTCTTTTAAATATATTATACATCCAACCACCACGTAATCCCCAATGCAAGAATGTATTAATCATATCAGTAGTCATGACTCTTTTAAGTTTACTAATGATTGCCTTTTCTGTTTTCTTGTTAACACTTCCTTCGGCTAATCCATGAGCTAAATCATATACACCACGCATAAAAACTCTTCTTCCAGCAGCATTAGCATCATTACCTCCACGTTCTATAACCTTCTCAATCCATCTCATCCAGAAACCATTATTCTTTAATGACCTAGCTAAGAACATTTTTGGCGTTAGCCACAATAAAGCTAAATCTTTTTTAGTATGCATGCCAGTAAAGAATGACGGCTCCTCCCCTGTAGCACTAATCAGTGCATCTCCAATCATCTGCATTACATCATCAGTTCCAGATTTTTTAACAATCATATCTTTAGTTGCTTGAGGTAAATCATCAATAGCAAGCTGTAGTTGAACATTAGCTTTCATATAGATACTAAATCTTTGAAAGTTATTATTCATAGCAGATCCTGCCCCAAGCAAATTTCCACTAACTAATGCACTATTACTTTTTAAGAAGAAATATAATCCTTCTGGACTAATATTTACTCCCGGCATTTTGCTTAATATATCTGCTAGTTGTTCATCTCCATATTTAAAGAAAAATAGCTCAGCACCAGCATCTAATTGTCCAAATGTAGCTTTTAACTGACTTATTAAATACCGTTTGGTATTGTCTCCCTTAGTATAAATCATTGGCTCAATTAAATCTGATTTCAATTCATTTTGAGAAGTAACTTTAGCTAGCTCATCAGCATATTCATAAAAGACATCCATATCTTTTCTTATGCCATCATAATTAGGATAGAAATTAGCTATTGGACTTGAAGCAGCGCCTCTATGTCTAGCAAACCCAAATATAGTCTCTTGACTCATTTTGGTATTAACATCATGAGAGCTTCGTTTACCGGTCATAACTTCAAGCATTTCTTGAGAGTGCTGGAGTATATCCTTTTCCTTGATTAGCTCTTCATTTAATCTAATAACTTCATTCATATCCCCATCAGGATCATCAATTAAAGCATTAATACTATCTTCTATCTTCTCAATACCTCTTTCGATATGTTCATGGGTGCGTAAATTATTATTAATGGTGTCTACGATATTAAACTTAAATGGAAGATATAAATCTCGATGGCCCATTATAGTATTAACTGTAATTAAATTACCATCCTTTTCAAAGACATTATTATAGAAGTCTATTCCCATAATTTCTTCCAAAGCTTCATCAATATTTTCAGACTTTACTCTACCTTCTTGCTTTGCTTTGGTTATAGCATTTTTTCTCTTTTTATTTGCTGATATTGATTTACTAATCGCAGATCCATGAGCGAATTTAAAGAAACCTCTCATCTGAACTACAAAATCCTTAACAGAGTCTGGCAATGGATCATTAGCATTATCTACGGTATCATCTTTAACAAATCGATTCCATGCTGATGTTTTAAATGTTTTTAATCTACCAGTCTTAGCTTCTTTATATTCTCCCTCTAATGGTACATATGTACTTGCAGTGTACCAACCTTCATCCATTCTATCAGATAATAAATTACCTCGAGTATTTTCTGATGTGAAATATTTTTTCCATTCTTCGTTTGTATCTATATAATCAGGAAACATCATTTGAGGTACACGCTTTTTAACTCCGGTATCACCTTCCCATTCTATCATTCTAGTAGGAACTTCATAAACCCTAAAATATTCATGTCCATTACCATCTTCAGCTCTAACTGAGATATAATAAAAATCTTTTTTAGTTTTAGGATCTGTAAATTTTTGAATATCTCCACCATCATAGATGCCTTGAACAATAGTTCTTCCATCTTTAATCTGAACTTTGTTGGTAAGATTATGCCTTAGTTTCTTTTCATACTCTTTTTTATCTTCTAAATACTCTGCAGTTAAGCTTCCATCTGGATTATAGATATTTTGATGCTGAAAGTATCTAGTTTGACCGTTTAGCATATCTGAGGCCATTGCTACCATGTTCCTGACACTTTCTTTTTTTCTGGACGCTGGGTTTGCCGCAGTGTCTGAAACGCGGTAATAGGTACCACTATGAGCGTCGTTTTCTATCAAACTTTCAATTTCTGAGATTTCTTCATGATATTTATTAGCTTGAGCATATCTATCCGCAATATAATCCTTTGACCGCTCAATAAATCTATATGCAGTCATAGTTTTATCTGCATCTAACATTGCCATAGCCGGATCTTTAATTTGAGTTGAAAATCTAGTTCTTTTATTCTTATGTTCAAGCTTATCTTGCTTTATAAATGACTTTGCAATAAAATTATGCATTGAATTTATTTCAGCCATTGGTAGTTGCTCTAATGAATTAAACGGAATATGCCTTTTAACTAATATATCTTTCATAGATTTAATTAATACATCAGGCTCAAAAGATTCACTATATGTATTTTCATCAGCATTAATTTCAAGCCTATTAAGCATTAAGTTTCGTATGCCAATCATTAATTTTTTCTTCAAAGGATAAGTTTTAAATTCTACATCTAATCTCTTTGATAGCTTTTCAAAGTTCTTTAATGCTTTTTCTAATCGAATCTTTTCTTTGCTAGTGTAAGTTTTTTTCTTTGAAAGTTTTGCTTTTTCTATAGCAAGAGCATTTTTTGTTATCAGTATATCATTTTTGTTTAGTTCAATTTCTAATGCAATATTTTCACGAGCATCAAAATCTTCTGGGTTACGTCCGAAAGATTCTTCATAAGAATCTTCAATATTCTTGATTACATTACTTACTCTAGCTTGCTCTCTTTCACACGCCATTAGTTACACCTCGCTATTAAATTAGCAGTTTTAAGTCCTTTAGATCTTGACTTATATTTCTCTAGTTCAGCCGGATCAACAACCATTTCCCCTTTAAAAAACTCTTTCTCCCAGCTCTTCATGTACTCTACATAAACTTCTTCATTCCATAACTCAAGTGGGGGAAGGATATCCAATTTTCTTTTATGTGCTTGCTCTGTAGTATTATAATAACCTTCAAGATACTTCAATGACACATATGCACTAAATCCATCGCCATATTTATCAACACCCTGCTTAATTGCATCTTCAAAGTTTTTAGTTAAGATAAGCAAATCATCATCATAGTTTACAGCTTCAGATGTATACTTATTATTTTCTGCAAAAACTGCATGAAAATTATGCAATAATCTCTTAGATAATATAATAGCCTTCTTTGCACCTTCCCTAGTAATCTTATATTTATTGGCTACATAATCCTGAACATTATCAGCAGCTTGAAAGTGGGCAAATTCTATCCTATCCTCTTCATATGCAAATGGAGAACTAGCAAAGTCATCGCCATATCTATCTAATACCATCTGCCATGGACGTATAATTAATTTTTCTTCTATTGTAGTAACATTATTCATGTCTAAGCTATTAATGCTTAAATCAGGAAGAGAATGCTGTTTTATTGGATCATGACTTGTAAGTATCTCAGCTTGCTCACTAGGAGTATTTTGTAAGAATCGATATAATTCTTCAAGCTTATACCATACTTGGCCCATTTTCATTTTTCTTCCAAGGCCATCTTCACCACGTTTTACTCTAGAATAATTAAATTGGCTTAATATTCCATTGTGATATTCACCATCATTATCTTTAAACCCACGCATTAATCTAATATGGGCTCCACTAATCTCATCTGTAGAAACTTGCTGACCTCCCCGATGTGCAGTAAACATTTTTCTTACAAGCCAATTATTATCCGGTTCTTTATTACCTTCTTTAGGAGATTTACCAAATCCCCATTGCTTAGTGATAAGATTTAGCTTAGGATGGTCAGTTGCTGCATTAATTAAGAGCATCATTTCATGCTCTACTGTTGTCTTTAAATAGTTCTGATCGCCAATTTTTATAATACTTGCCCAAGTCCACCCTAATGCATCTAATTTAGACTGTGTTACGCCTGCAGCTAAAGGAGCATAATTCATTATAATACTATCATTAAAGTTTTTAGGTCTAAGCTCTAATCCATCGCTAAATCCAATATTATTAATATGTTGCGAGAGTGTTCCTATTAAATTTTTAGTATTTGTTGTGCTTCCTTGAGTCCTGTGACCTTTAATCTGCATAACCATTTCTTTAAATAGCCCTGGCTTATTAGATAATTCTGCAGCCTCGCCAAGCTCAAATATATCTAGGTCTACTGAATAATCTGAACGCTGTTTATGAAATGATGAGTTTTGAAACTTATATAATGCTTGAACAAATTCAGCTCCAACTACAAAAACACCAGCCTCATCGATATCATAATCTCCAATTAATCTCTTAAATGTATCAGATGGATGGTGATAAACAGCATTCCCATCATCTTGTGTAAATTCTAATATCTTTCTAGCTGCAACAGATACAGAACTTAAAATCGGAGATCGATATGTAAGTACATGCATATCATCAAAGGCTTCATCATTTAGAAATTCATTTACCAAGCTTACATTTTTATTATATACTCTAGAGATAAGCTTTAACTTTTCCTCTTTTGACCCAGATACAATCTGATTATACATACTTGAATTAACAAGCTCATTATCCTGTAATTCTGATAAAATAGATTCAACGCCTTTAGCATCTATCATCATTTTTACTGCTTTATTAAAAATGCCTCTATTCCCAGCAGATAATATAACTCCAATAGGGTTTCCATTCTCATCTAATGGAATACGTCCTTCAAGGTCTGGCTTCATCACATAATCAGAACCCACCATTTCATTCTTAGTAGCTCCACTTCCAAGCAATTTTTGAACAAATGTTCGAGCTTGAAGTGCTCCTTTTATAAGGAAGTTATTGCTTAGCATAGCAATATATCCCGTAATATTATCCGGATGATGTATTCCAATGCCGTCAGTAGCATTCATTTTATTGCGAATATTATCCTTTGCTTCTGCTTTATCTGAATACATATAGCCAACGATTCTACGCATAGCATCAGGATCATCAACCGCACCTAACATAGTAGATGTCCAAACATCACTATTCTCATGCATCATAGCATCAAAAGCTTCTATAAAATCATTTAATTCTTGAGTTTCTAAATCAGAAAGAGTTCCAGGTTTAAAGTTTAATGCATTAAGAACTTGTACTGGCCCATACACAGAGTGATTAGATGACGGCCTTGGAAGTATGACTACTCTTCTAGATTCTGTAGGCAAATTAAACTTAGCAAAATTATCTGAAGCAATTTTTCTCCTGAATGTTCCGGTAGTAGTTTTGGCAACATCAAGATCAGAAATCATATCAATAGTATTGCCATCACCATCATACATTAATATACCATTATCTGTACTAATTGTTTGTGCTATTAACGCATTCTTATCTCCCTTTTGGGTAATTTTTACCTCACCAATAGCTTGTTGCTCTGAATGCTTAAGCTCAACATAATTTTTACCATCCTTAGATAAATACATTACAACACTCTTAACTTCACGAGTACCATGATCATTTTCTAAGACAGCTGTATTACCAGCATTATCAGCTGTTCTATCTAAAAAGTCAGTAGAAACCATACTCCACCCATCAGATATATTCTTTACGCCTAATAAACCTGCAACTTCAGTATAATGCTCTATCTTTTTATCATTTACATAAATATCTACATTTTCGTGGTCAAATACAAGGTGACGAGTATCACTCATCTCTTCGAGTATCATTCCTTTTGTTACCGGTATTTTCATTCTATGAAATGTATGTAATGATTTATAATCTAAATAAGAATTACCACGTACACCTTTATACCATTCATGTCCTGCTAAAATACCTGCAAGCCATTTATGCATAGGTATTGCTCTAGTCTTGTTCATGCGGGGTATTTCAAGTGCACTTTGAAGAAACCCATTCAAATGCTTTGCAGCATCAGCTTTATTATAATGCTGCTTTAATTCTTTCTTCATGAGCTTAGCAAATCTTGCTACCATAAACTTATCTAATAGCTTGGTCATTTTTACAAAATTCTGCTTTTGAGTATGATTTAGTTTAATAGCTGGGTCTGTAGACTCGAACATAGATAGGTAGTTACTATACCACTCATCAAAGCTTCCATCAAAATCATCTAAACTATTGATTAGCCTTATATCAACTTCTTTTTTCCAAAAATATTGAACAATATCTTTTTTAGGGGCAATATCTTCAAGATGTTCAGGAAGAATATAGGAAACAAGCATGTTCCCTTTATCGCCAGCAGACATTCCAACAAATGTCATATTTTGTTCAGACAATGCTGTCTCAAGGTTTACAAATTCTGAATAACTCATCTCATTAGAAGTATCAGTTGCAAACCATCCTCCATCTTGCTTTGGGATTAGATTCATCATATTATCTAATGCAAAATATACAGTCATATCTCCCATAGAGCGACCTCTTACATTCGTATGCAATCCATCTATAAAATTAGTGGGAACATATTCTGGCTCAAGGCGTTGTGTTTTAAGATTAACTACTCTCCCATTTTTATCTTTAAAGCTATGTTTCCAGTAGAGTCCTTTATAATCAATATCACCCTGCTCTTTATATCCCTTATCAAATAATAATCGATTGACATACATTAGAGCTTGCCTTCTAGACACTTCCATTCTATTCATAGGTCTATTAACAAGATAAAACATTCTTAGCTTATTCATTTGCAATTTATCAGAAGGATCAACTTGCCCTGAGTATTGAGATTTTACCCATTCATAAAATTCTTCAAAGATTACTGCTTGTCTTACAGCATTATATGGTGCTGCAAGTTCATGCTTGTCAAGCCTTAACCCTAAGGCAGAGAACCATAATGTATCATATTTACTAGTACCGGTAGTATCATTAACCATTAAATGAGAACCTGGACCATCACCTATATGAGAGTTTTTAGCAGGACCATTATCTTCATTGTCGTAATCAGTTTGATCGGCAGCTTTATACCCTAAATAATCATCCACAATGGGATTTAAAGGATACTTAATAACAGTTTGAGGAGCCTTACTTAATGGCTGTTTAGTGCTTTGGTATAATACCACTAGATCTTCATTATTTAAATGTTGTGCAATTGCCTCATCTAGATAATCAACTAATCCAGGATTCTTTGCCTTAAATCTTTCTCGTAAATATTGCAATGATATTGCTGGGCCTGTATTGGCATCACCTAAAGTAAATCTAGTGTCGCCTAAATATTGCGCAACATAATCATACATTCTTCTAATCATTTCCGTTCTATTAACAGGACAGGCCATTAACAATCTCCCAATTCATCTTGAACTTTATCATTTAGACCTGAAGCTATTTCAGATGCAGACTCACTTGAGCCAATAGTCAAATCTTCACTATCCAATTCATTCATTTTTTTAAGAACCTCTGGACTTAAACCCTCTAGATCACTATCCTCCAGGTCATCTCCTAAATTAGAATCGTCTACCGGTACATCAAAATTATCCCCAAACTCATCTGCTAGCTCAGCTGCTACACCTTGTTGTTGTGCAGCCATAATAGCTGCTATATCTTGTTCTGGGATTGCTGGAGCCGAAGGCGCCTCTTCAACTGGAGACTCTTGAGGAACTGTCTCTTTTAGTCCAAGCTGTGCTCTTACCTCATCTACACCGTAAGATGCATCTTGGGGTAGTATTGCAGCAATAGAGCCATCTATAAGGCTGTCTTTTTTCGTCTTAAGTACTTCATCCAGAACTTTTTTATTGGCCTTTACAAAGCCTTCTACGGTCTTAGAATCAACAACTGGAGCTGGAGTATCTTCTACTACTGGCTCTACAATGCCTTTGGCTGCTTGCTTTTCAATTTCAGCAACAACTGCATTCTCAACCTTAGGTCTATTAGTAGAAATATCTTGCTTGGAAAACCCTAGACCTAAAGACTTTTGAAGCTTATTTAGTTTAGTATTACTTAACTTAGCCTTAGCTTCTATTCCTTTAGAAGGATCAGCCTTACGACCTGAAAGCGCTGATAATACAGTCTGTGAATCCAAGCCAATAGCAACCATACGCATTAATGCTTGTGCTAATTTCTCATCCTTTAAAGTATTAACGTCCAAATTCATGGCAGTAATTTGAGCTGCTAGGTTAGATTGAGCATTTCTTACATCTCGCTCGAATTGTTTTTCCTCACTATTCTTTTGAGCAAAATCAGGATCATCCATTTCAGGTTCATTTAGAACATCAGTATTATAATCTTGTCTAGAACTATTAGCTTCTCCAAGGGTAAATTCAAAGCCAGCTTCTCTTAATGCTACATCTACATCAGAATCTAATGCATTGGAATCAGGATCAGCTAAGTCGTCAATATATGCTTGATCAGGAACATCATCTAAGATTTCAGTAGAACTTTTTGTTCCATCGCCCTCTCCACCAATACGTGCCTTCTTTTCTCCCTTACTATGACTAGCAATATCTTGAGCAATTTCTATTTTTAAAGATTCTGGTATCTCAAGATTATTAATAAGATTTGCAGCTCTCTTTTTATCAATCCTACCTATACCTTGGATAAGCTTTGCCAGCCATTGCCTAACGTTTGCAGGATTAGATTTAGCTTGTATTAATACCCCTTGAGTAATCTTACGAGCAGCTTCTTCCGGAGAATCATTTTCTCTTGGGGTAGTATCTGGCATATTGCCTCTACGCAATGAATGCCAATAACTAATCATAGGCTTACCAGCTTGGGAATGAGCTTTGCCATCCTCACTATGCTTACCTTTCCATAAGGTAACAGAAAGTGCATGAGCCATTTGCTCTGGAGTTTCTATATCTTGAATATTAAAATCTTTAAATGGTTGCGAAAACTGTGGAGCATTATCATTAAGCCCTTGATCTAAATCTTTTTTAAATCCTTGTGCTTGTCCTGGGCTATCAAAGTCTAAGTCAGTAATTACCTCTTCGTTTACTAATACCTTGACGTTATTGCCTTTTTGCTCTACCGATATCTTATGGCCATCCATAAGTAGATCCTTAAACATCTCATCATTAGACAAAGATTTACCGGCATAATGAGAGCCTACAGTCATAGGAGCCATACCTGCAAACGATTGCCAGAATGTTTGAGTTACTTCAGGATTTTCAAAATACATCTCTCTGTAATTAGTTTCCCATACTTGCTTGGCAAGTAATTCTAAAGCTCTATCAGGATGTTGAGCAATCCCATTTCTTAATGCCTCATTAGTAATTAATTGCATAACAGTTTGCGTAGATTCAACACCAGCTTCAATAAAATTATCAGTAAGTAATTGCCCACCTGTACCAGCCTTTTGCAAGAACTTCTCCCATCCACCATATTTTTCAGAGTTCATAAAAAGTCTTCTGGAAAGAGCAGTAAGAAATGATTTTTTAGCTTGTTTTTCCATGCCAAGATACTTAGCAAAAATTCCCAACTGAAATTTTTCTGCAGACCCAGACATAAAAGAATATGCTGTAGAAACAGTACCAGCAATAGGCACTGCTTTTTGTGGAGGGAGTTGTGGTCCTTCAGGATCTTTTGTAAGGTAATACATGGACTCTTGGAACTCTGAACCACCTTCCATCGCCATAATCATAGGAATAGACATATAGCCAGAAAGTGTAGACATTGCATTAGTTACAGAATAAGTAGCTCCACCAATAGTCTCCATTGCTGTTCCAATTTTGCCTCCCTGTATCATACCTGCAACTTGCATTCCAGCTGCTTGCCTACCTACTAAGCCTGCACCTACTCTTAATGCAACTCCTGGTAATACAGCTAGCGTAACGCTAGGGGCAACCTCAGTAAATCCACGAGTAATCATATGTGGATGCCAGAAGTTTTTAGCAGTAGCAGGCTCACTCTCTACCCATTTATTATATGCTTGTATGGCTGGATCTCTAGCTTCACGTGCTTTACGTTCAGCCTCTGAATCATTATACCACTCATAAGCTTTATGCCTAAGCATATATAATGTTTCGTTTAGCTTATCATTATCCTGGACTAATTCTTTTAAGTCGTTATAAGGGTCATTCTCGGGATCATATTCAGCTCCCTGAGTTAATGCCTGTTCTGCCCCTTGTGGCATTATTCCGGGGGTATATGCTCCTGGAATACCTCCACCCAAGGCCTTTGTATATCCTTCAGCCATACCCTGCATACCCTGCATATGAGCCCCTACATCAAGTATATTAGCAAGTTCAGCTATCCCAAATTCAGGAGCGAAATTAATCATCTCTCTAAACTTATGACCATATACATGCACTGGGTTTGCTGTGCCTTCTGGTTGATCAGCATGCCCTGGAATGAGATTAAATAATGGTCTAATAGCTTCATCCCATATTGCTTGAGTCCAAGACTCATCTAATATATCTTGCTTATGTTGCTTTACTTCTTCCGGATCAGATCTCCAATCATCTTGGGTATACTTTGAGCCGTTAATAAAACCCGCATCCTCTTTAACTAGAGACGTTGAGATTTTTGGTTTGGAGTTAGAATTGCCACCCATATTAAAGTCATGTAGCATCGGAAGTAATTGGTTGCTATACATCTCTCTGTCAGCATAATAAGCTAACTCACTACCTGTTAATCCAGGTAATATAGTATCGCCATATTTATTACGAAACCATGTATCAAATTCAGCTACAGTTCGCTTAGAAGTGCTATCATTTAACGTATTAGGATTATGTGCTTGAATGCCCGGTATCAATTCTCTCTCCTATTGATTCATAATTTCTGCTAGCATCGCCTCAATTGATTCAAACTCTTGTCCAAAATACTTCATGCTATTATTAAATAATTCTTCAATTATCATGCTAGTTTCATTATCATCGAGTGATTGATTTACGAGAATATCACTTAATGTATCTCCTGTTCGAGCTTGCAATCTTTCAATAATATTTGCACCTAGTGTTTTCCCAGTTGAGTCAAGTACTAAATCCTCTCTGTAGCTATCGGTATCAAGCCCAAGTAGTCCTTCTGCTGATTGATGTGCTTGTCTTCGATCAAATCCTACATTACCAGGATCAATAGGAATGGTAGTAGGTGTAGATGTAGAGGCTAGACTATCTAATGCAACCAAAGCATCTAAATGTTGTTGTTTCAAAGAATCTTGTACTGCTTTATTTTGATTTACCTTATCAATCTGGTCCATATCCCATGTATCTCTACGTTGATATATAGGAGTTCCAAACTCATCATTCCCAACAGGAACAAGATTACTAACATCTTCAATTTCATTAAAATTAGTATTTACACTATCGCTAACAGTAGCGGCTGTCGTAGCAAACTCCTGTAAGTCTCCTGCAAAGCTTTGCCCTGCGTTAGCCGCTGCCATATTAGCTATCGCTCCAGTTTGATAATACTGATCATACATTTGCAATCCAAAATAAAAGTTAATAGCTTCATGTCTTTCTACGTCTTTGCCCGTTCCCTTAAAGTTTAAGACTTGATCTAGCATAGGAACTGCGGCATTCATGTCCATCCATACGCCTTGGTCTTCTAGATATTGAATAATCCCTAATATGCTTTTGTTGCTATCAGAAGCAAGAGGAATCCCTTCATCATCTTTTAATTCTTTAACAGTAGTGTCTTTAAGGATATTACTCAATTGAACTTCAACTTGTTGCCCCATCATTTTCATTGCCTTAGAATCAGATGCATTTGCCTGACTAGGAATGGGGAATTTATATACCCATTTAGCATACTTTTGATTTGTAAGTTTATCTACAGATGCATTATGTTGCTTACCTATTGTTATTAATTGTGGTACTGCAGCAGCATAAGCAGCATGTTCAGACCCAGCAGCTATACCTTTACCTGCCTCTCCTAGGTATTTAAATGCAGCCTTCAAGTCATTTAACTTTAATGCATGCCCAGACATTTCAATATTTTTATCTGCAGTTTGTAGGCCTGGAGATTCTAGATCATCATCCCAACTCATAGTTAAAATAGCATGATCTAACCAGCTCAACATATCATCTTGTTTTTCACTGTAACTATTAATAGCCTGCTTTGATAGAAAATTTTTCTTAGCATTAAAAATTGAAGTAAAGTCATTAATAACTTCTCTATATGCATCAGTATCTAATGCAGTTCTTGCTGTACGCTCATCACTTAATAAAGAATTAAGCTTAATAGTAGCACTTTCATTTTCATTAAAGTTAAACATATTTTCATTTAAAGCTTCTAATGCATTATTTCTAACTGCAGTCATAGTAAGATCATCACCATGCTCTGCAAATAAATTCTCAACATAGGAAATGCTATCTTCGTATTGCTTGCTATCAGTGAACTTGCTAGACTTTAATAGTATATTTTCAGCAGACTTTGTAGCAATAGATTTTGCTAATGCATCTTCTTTCAAGCTATAGTTCATTAACAAGGAAGGCAGTTGATTCATAATACCACCTACTGTACTAGCTAGCTGATCATCTAAATCAGATGACTCCGCATTTATACCTCTCATAAATTCTTGTGCGGGGGTTCTTGCCATTAAATCTCCTTAAATTTTAAATACTATCCCAGTTATCGCTACCGGCATTATTGCCTTGATCTGGACCAGCACCTTCCTGAACCCAGCCATAAGACCTTGTTTTCCCTCTCCACTTCCATACTGTATTATAGTTTTTATATGTATACTTTATGCCGTTTATTGTAATTACATCACCTACATTGCCAGTTGTTAAGCCATATTGACTAACTACATTTTCATCAATAATCCAACCTAAGCTCCCTGCTTCTATATCAGCCGTAGCACCAATATCATCAGTAACATCTAATATCCCAGACTCGTATTCCTTCCGCAGGTTTTTAACCTTCATATCTGTTTTAATAGCATCAATATTTATATCTGCTTTAGTTTTAATAAGCTTCATATTTGCATCTTCTGATAGAGATTTTAAACTGTCTAAATGTGTCCCTGACATAAGATTAGATCTTCCAATATTAATGGATGTTGCGAGTTTATTCTGCTTATTCTCTCTAAACATTTTGTCGATAGTTCCCGAAAGAGAACTCATCTTCCTGTCATACATATTCTCTATATCAAATTCTTTCTTTTGATCATACTTCCAATATAAATCCTCTTTCCCTATATCAGTATTATCTGGGGAATAGGTCCAGTTACCAGATTCATCTGTTATAAAGGGACTATTAGGATCAGTGGCCACGTCACTAGGACCATCATAATAGAAAGCATTTATATCTTGATAATTCAGCTCCCATGGTGAAATACCACTTGTTGAACCTCCGCTTTCTTTTGTAAAAAGCTCATCTAAATCTTCTATAGATAAACCCCCAGAACTAGTTCCTTTAAAACTGCTTTGCGTATAAATATCTCCTAAGCTTCTACCGGCCATTTATCCCTCCCCTGGTTCTTGTGATTCTAGCCAATCAACCCAGTCTTTTCTTGCGTCGTCTATAGTTCCGGCTAAGCCAGTACGACTAGAGAGATAGTTAGAGAATAAACTTTGTTGCTCCTCCGCAGAATCAGTTAATATCTCTTCTCGTCCAGATAATCTTTTACCGGAAATTAATCCAGTTCTCCCAGATGTTATATCAAATTTCTTTGTTTGCTCTGCCGCCTTCTTTCTGGCTCCAAATGTATCTGCTTGAAAGCCTGAATATAAATCAGTTAATTGATTACGTGCATCCCGCTCACTATCTATAAATTCTGAACCTTCATAGCTCATGCCAATTGCGAGAGGATCTTCATCCCCCCAATCTAAGCCTAAAAAGTCTTCCCATATATTTCCAAGTTCCTCATCAGCATAGTCTGCATCAAATTGACCGGAACTAAATCCAGAATAACCTCCATAACCACCGCCACTTACATAGGAAGAAAATAAAGTATTCATTTATTTATCATTCTTAGTATAATTATAAATACTAAATGGAGCTTGGATTGCACTTAATGTTTTACCAGATTCAAGTAAATTGCCTAAACTAGGAGCTGTAGCTTTTTCACCAAGATTAGCTCCTACAGTTTTAACCATATCCATAAATCCTGGCTTAGTAATAGCTGGCATCGGTCCAACCGGGCCAACTGCACTTGCAGCTGATGGACTGATTGGCTTATTAGCTCCTTTTAATCCAGGAAGATTACCACCAACAGATAAGTATGCAGTAAGGGCATCAATACCGGCATTTTTAACTCTCGCTGTATCAGCTTTATTTTGCAGGAGATTCATGTCATTTATAATATCTTCTTCTTCATCTTTGTAGAATAAATTTCCTTCAAGAGGATCTATATCATACCCGCCAACATTCTTTTCACCTTTTTTAGATCCATAATAACTTCCGGCACCAGCAGCTAACGCATACATTACAGGAATACCAATTGCAGGCACGAATGCTGATAACGCCCATAAGGCAGCCATACCTCCTCCAGATCCTAGTATTCTACCCACCATAGAATTAGTGCCAGCTTTCTGAGCTTGTTCACCGCTTTGGTAACCATATTGCCTTACATCTCTTAAGTTTTTACGCTTAATTGCTCTTCGATTACTTTGCGCCTGTCTTTTTGTTACCGGAGGTCCTTGTTGTCCATTTGATACCATTTTATTTACTCCTTAAAATTGCCCGCAATTTAACACTTTGTTGTATACTTTTCCAAATGATTAAAAATTAGTTCCAAAAAATATTGCGTTGTCTGTACTTGCTGCTGTAGCAGCTGTATAATCCACAGTTAAATAAGCATAACTAATTCCTGTTACATGTCCTGAATGTGCAGTCAATTCCAATACCATCCTCATATCATTTACATCTCCAAAAGTCCAAGCACTTGAGCCATCAGAGGTTGTCCTTTCTGTGAAAGTTTTTGTTAACCAACCAATACTTGCAGCTACTGTTCCTGTACTTTCTGTATAATCCACACCTGCAGCACGACCTATCTTGCAAGTTATCTCATAAGTACGCCCTCTACCATTATTATTACACTCAATCACAGCAGTAACAGAATTTATAGTAGCACCAGATAATCCTGCATCAAGGTCTTGAAAGGCTACTGAGCAACTCTTACCTGAAGCAGTAGCAGAAATCATACTTGAATCAGACCCAACATTTCCTGTACCTGCATCATCTATAAGTGCATAAATATCTGTCCCTGTTGAAAGTGTCCAAGCAGGGCTGTTTGATATATCAGCATTTGGTAGTAGATTAACTGTTGCCATTAGAATTGAAAATCCAATGTTGCTACACCATAAACTATTTCATTCTCAGCATCCCAATAAAATGACAATATATCAACATGATTAGCATCTGTTGTTAATGTTGGAGCAGAGCCACCTGCCCATTTAACTTGACCTTCTCCCTCAGCAATAGTTTCATCAAATGCATAAACTTTATAAAGACCTGTAATAGTTCTACTTCCTGTGCCATCCTGTTTTAATAATAGCTGAAAATTGCCTGATACTTCAGGGAAGTAAAATATGACATGCCCTATGTTTCCAGCCCCAAATGTTACATTCTGTTTATTTGATTTCCTAAAGTCTACAATAGTGGCTACTGCATCATAGCTGGGTTCTAGTTGAGTAAACCCTGCACAACCTCCAAAGGCAACTTCATTTCCATCGCCACCGTTATCAGACAATACCATAACGTTAGTTCCACCTACAACATGCCTGACCGTATCAGCAGTTGCTTCATATATATATGTATTCCCTGAAGCACTCCCATCTAAGCGAAGGTATTTTGCAGCATCAATAATAAGGTCCTGTCCTGTAACTGATAATGCTCCACCCGGGTCTATCTCTAAAGCTCCTACACTTGTAATCTTTGCCCCATCTATATCTAAATTACCTGCTATAGTAGCTGTAGATGTAGCTCCATAACCTATACTTACATTAACTAAATCTCCTACAGTACCAGTTCCAGTAATAAGATTCCTTGAAGTCCCATTTGCCATAATCAAAGTATAAAAATTTGAACATTCATCCCCATCCTCAACATTAAGTATTTGTGCATATTTATATACATATGTTACAAGTTCATCTGCATCATTTTTACCTACATGAGAATCAAAAAATATATAATCAGTTACAGCTGGACTATCAGAATCAAAAAGAGTATACCACTGAGGTCCCAATGCTCCATTATGATCAGACTGTAAAATAAAAGTTGGAGACAAATCAGCTGGGGTTGGATCTTTTATTGTTACAGACCCTCCATAGGCATCTAGAATAATATTTCCTGCACCACCTGAACCGGTCTGTATTGTTAAGTCTCCACTACTTACATCTAATTGATTATCAGTAAGTACCATTCTACCAAGGGTCCCAATTTTAGTATTAGCTACATCTACTCTTGCAGTAGTGCTGTCCTCAAACTTAATGCCCTTACCCCTCCCATTAAAAGACATAGCATTAGTACCTAAATTAATATTATCACTCATCTCCAATTGATTATTCCGGCTATTAATTTGTGTAGCTGTATTACCTGACACTCCACTCATAGTTATTGGAGTATTGCCTCCTCTGCCACTTACCTTTGTGCTTTGCGAGGATGCCTTATACCAAGAGTGTCCATATTTAAAGTATAACCATACTCCATCTCTAACAATAACGCGTATTTCACCATCAAAGCCTTCGCTGTCTTTGGGTAGCTTTTTTGATACTTTTACCCGGAATCCTTTAGTTTTATTTAAATGGTTTATATTTGACATCAGCTTATATGCTTATCTCTAAATAGTATATTAATATCATTTAATTTAAATGACTGGAAATCAGTTCCGATTATTCTAAAACGTATAGATGATGCATTTTTTAATGACGAAAGATCTTCATTAAAGTATAATGCCGGGTTTCCCCATATATCTCCAACAACTATATTAGCAGCTGGCATTGGAGGAATATCTACAGATCCTGCAATCGGCTTAAAGTACAATACCCTCCAGTCATCATTATTATCAGTGGCATAATGCATGCTGAAACGCCCATTATTATAATATGACTCATCTTTAAGAGAGACATATACTTTATTTACATTTGATTTAGACGATTCCTGGTTAAGAATATAATCAGGAGTTTCTATTAATATCGATCCTTCTTTAGCCTCTTGACTTTGTATAAATATACTATCATTTTTAAAGCCCTTAACCATCAGGTCTGTATGTACTTTCCCGTCTATACTAAAGCCCTCTCCGCTAGAAAGTACGTTTGTTTCTTGTAAAACTATTGTTGATGATGTGATAGTCCCATCACCCTCAGCAAAAAATTCTGCTTCTGTTGCAATATTCCCAGCAGGTATTCCTTCTCCAGACGTTTTAATCGTAATAATATTTACGCCAACTCCATATTCTACATTAGCCACTATATATTCCTTGGTTGCTGTTGGAGCATTACTTATCTTAAATGTATCTCCTATTCTTAATTCAAGTGATAAATCTACATTACTATCATGATAATTATCATCAGCACCAACTGTCCTTATGAATATATCATTATTTCCACCACCAGATATCCTGCCTGTTGCTGTCCATAAACGCGGCTTATAAAGGGCTGTATTATCTAAATAATTTATTGCATGAATAGCTTGACTAGTTAATCCAGTTTCTAATTGTCCCTGAAAATTACTAGCCACATCTAATGAAGATTTATAAGCTCCGGATTCCCAGGTTGCAGTATAATTAAAATTGTCACTTGGATGATTTGGATGATCGAGCGTAAAGGTATAAAATGCACTATGATCATAATAACTTCTAGAAAATCTAGCATAAACAATTCGAGGGGCAGGAGCAATACCCTGTGCAAGATTCTGAAACGATGCTGAACTATTCTGGTTTATTAAAAAAGCAGTCTCTTCGTGATCGAGCCATATTCCAACAGCTCCAAAACCTTTTTTGCATGTTGCTAATTCATAAAAGTGATTTTGCATCAAAGAACCTTGGTCTTCGCCTTTGAATAATAAATAAGTAACGCTATTTACCGGCCACTCGTTGCCAGCAGCATTAGTAGTTTCAAAAGTTTTTACTTTCTTGTAGCTTAAATAAGCCGGAGATGGGAAGTTATATTCTGTTTCTACTCCCCCAAACGCTGGATAACTTGCACCACCAAATCCAAATTCATAATGCGTGCCTGCAGCAAAATCACTGCCATAATCGCCTACTATCATTATTAGTAAGTCACCTTTTGTAGATGGAAGTTCCGGATCTATTCCTTTTATAGGACTTGAGCCACATGGAAGTATATTAACAGTATTACACGAAAGTTCAATTTCTCCTTCTATTTCGACACTATTTAGGCTAATTCCAGTTTGCCCACTTAAATGAGTTGTATCCTCTATAATGGGATAATCGTAATTCAGATTATTCGCCCAATTCGCATTAACCTTATTCCCTAGTATAGCAGATATCCCAATATCGTGATTATAGTATTGAGATGGATCAAATAGTGAATTAAAGCTCATCTCAAGTATATTAACGGCCTCGAGCTTGCAGAGAAAATGATTGCCAGGAGGAATTACTCCAGTAGTGGAGGATCCTGTTAATATATCAGTAGTGGCTCCATTTCCTTGTGCAAGTGAAGTCGTAAATTCATATGTATGAATAGCTCCGTCAAAGGGGTTAATCCTAGTAATCTGAGGGATGCCGAATGATATCACCGTGTCAATTCCAAATTCGAAAGAACCAACCGGCTCTGTATTCTCCATCCTAATATCAAAATAATAGTCGCCCCAATAACCACCTCTTGATATCGCAAATTTAACAACAGCATCATCAGGGCCTGTACCGCTAATCGTCCCAAGGTTAGAGGACCCAGTAGACGTTGTTAATGGTATACTACCACTGGCATAAGAAGAATATGCAGTTGCCTGAGTACTTTGTGTAACGCCAAGACGCTTAAACATACCTATAGGATCTGTATCCCATGAGTATACTTTTTCATTAATAAATTGTTCAGCTATATTATTTCCCTCATTTAATATATATGTAGCTTCTATATCCATATAAGATACATTTCCAGCCCATTTCATCATGTGAGTAAACAAAGATACATCCCCCGAGCTTGGATGTAGGATATAAGCTTTATCGGCTGCGCAAGCAACCATCCATGAGTTAAAAGCGCTTGTACTTACATGTGGTTTTCCATCTTCACCTACGTTGTCACCCATGCCAGAGACTGTGTCAACCTTTGTTTCTTGTTGCCCAATAAGGAAAGCGTATCCAAAACCATTCATATTATGACTCTTATTATAAACATAATCATGGTTAATGGGAAGAGTGCGTAGTGGAGTTTTATACCATCCATTAGGATATGTTGGCTTTGATGATGGGAGAGATTGTGTTTGTAGATTCTCATCGGGAAAAACAGAAGTCCCAGGATCAGATTGACCATCTCCAGGTACGCCTAACCAATTCTTAATCCATATTGCTCCTGGATTACAAAACCTCTTGTCTGAAGATGGATGATACCCATACATACTGGTCTGTGGAGTATTATAATCTCCACTTGGATTATGAAAATGATCATAAGGCAGGGAAAATCCATCTATTGTTGTGAAATATTCCCATTCAGGGGTATCATGATCTAGGTCAACATGTTCGAATATATTATCCGGTTTAATCTCACCATTGGCCCATGATGCATTCATTTGACCCTCATAAGCAGCTGTCGAACTCGACCACATTGGATGTCTACCTGTATTTGTTACTGTATCATAAAGCCTACTATTAGGATATTGAATAGCCATCTCACTTATAACTTCAGGGCTAATTGCTCCATAAGAAAGAGGATCAGCCTCAACAACAGATGAGTTTATAGCTAAACCCATTCTTAAACGGGCCCCATTTGAAACTCCACCACTCTCACTAGAGCCAGTTGGCTCTCCAAAGCTAATTGCAGGGTATACTTTACGAGTTGTCGCATTGTCATCAGATGAAATCAAATGTTTCCCATGTGCAAGAACAGTACCCGCACTAACTGGGACTTCACCTACATCAGTATCGAATTGCAAAGGAGTTTCATTACTATATGTAGCAAGATCAGAAGAATACTTATCATATGAAATATGCAAAGTTGATCCAGCATCTATAATGCTTACTGTAACTGATGCGCCTAATTTTTCCCTAATAGCAGTAGCAAGTTTATGGATCATTGTATTGTTTGAATCTGAATCTACCTCAGATGCTATGATATTAACAGGTTCACTTATAGGAGTATCATTATTCATTTCTAGAATGATTGACGTAGTTATGTCTGTATTTACCATGGCAGTGGTTATTCCACCGACTGTCCATACCTGATTCTGTCCAGCTACACCAGAATTACCGGCTATAATATATTGGCTAACAGTATCTCCGGATGAATGATCTCCAAAAGTCATATATATTAACTCATCAATATAATCAGTAATAATATTTGATCTAGATGCTAATCCAACTCTATCCTTGCCGTATGTCCAGCTTTGAGTCCTAAAATCATATACCATAATATCACCAGAATGATTTGTTGTTCCATATGGAGAATCAAATACAACAAGCTGCTTAGTTAATGTTATATATCCAACCTGACCATACTGACTGTTTGTTATAAATTGAGACCAGCCAGGCATCTCCATTTCTTTACTTTCTCCATTAATCAGAGTCGGAGTAGAATCTTTAATTAATGAAATCTTTCCATCTACTAAATTTTTTACTTCTTTGCCATCATAAATATAGCATCCATTAGTATTTACCCATACAATCCCAAATTCAGTTTTCATCACTCCATACGGAGATGCAACTCCTAGAAATTTATGCTCTGCTTCAACATATTCATAATCTTGAGATGTATTAATAATATATAAAGTATTATTTTTAAATTGCAGGATCTTATCACCAAGTGCGGCTAACGCCGTTATTGCATCTCCATCTTGAGTGGCAATATCTAAATAATCACTGCTAGGAAGTAAGTCCATATTATTAGCAGGAGAGACTAGCATCCTATCATTTTCTGCTGGCAATGCTGTTATATTCCCAATATTATTCTCTTTATATCTCTGTACATTTGCCGCATATAATCTTCTATTAGAAATTACAGCAGTTTTAAACCTTGCATAATTAGTTTCAACAGTTGAAGGAAATGTTGTTTGAGCTTCATATGTAGTAGTAGGAATCTTACTACATAGCAAATGAGAATGCCCAGAGGTAGTAATATTATTGCCATATCGATAAATAGTGCCTGAAACTTGTTCATAATCCATTAAAGCTTCTTCACCATCATGTGTTGTAACTATAGATTTTATTAAATCAGCTTTAGCTATAAGCAATGGATCATCAAAATCTCCGGTACTATCGCCGCACCAATATAAATGTGCGCCAACTATTCTAGGGTCATATGAGGGAGCAGCGCCTATATCAATGCCAGTATCCGCCACAAACCCCATTTTTATGCCAAGAATACCATTATCATCTCCCCAGTCTCCACTTGGATTAACTGTATTAGCGCATACATGAATTAATGACTCTTGGAGAACCTCACCAATACCATCATATAAATAGGATATACCAAATTTATAAGCTGTATCACTAGGCCACTCTCCGCTATCACCAACATTCTCTGCATTAGTCCACTCTATATCTACATAAGGCCTGCCCGGCACAATTGGCAGGGCGCTAGAAGTAATTGCATCATTTTCTGTTAACAGAGAGTCACCAGGCCTTTTAATCCGCTGAGGAACATCTATCCAGTCACCTGATGTAGCTCCTCCATAACCTCCGCTTGTATTCCCATGAGCATATATTTTCTTTGCACCTGCATTAGCATCAGCAGAATCTACCGCATCTGCAAACCATACTTTATTTATATGTGTAAATACATAATTCTCATGATCATCATGATTAAACGCTCCTTGGGAAACTCTGAGTGTACCATTAAAATCAAAAAAGGTAGGATTAATTTGTGACCCAGTCCATCCGGTATCTATTTCATCTGCATATTCAATCCCATTGCCAATAACATTAAAGTCTTGATTATTTTGCACTATAATCATCTTTGCAGCTTGAGTATTAAAGTTGACCATATTATGATCTGCTTTTAAAACATGCGTACCGTAACCAGGAGTTAATGCTCCTGATAGCGAACTATTATCGGCTCCTAATACATATGACGTAACTTCGTTTCCCATCTGCCTAACTTGGCCAGGGATATCAACCATTACATTTGTAGCATTAGCTAGACCACCTTCCGGTATGTCACGCTTATCAGGATTATTAATTAATCCTTTCTCAAACTTATTTACTCTTTTTATTTTCTTCGGCACGCTTATGCTTTCCCTTTTTCTTTAAATAGGAATATAATAATACACTCTCTTGATCATAATCTTTCCAGTTTCGAGTCTTTGGCTTAGATTCTTTTTTAGTCATTATCCGAACGAAGACCTTCAACGAACTTTGCAACACCAGTCACAACAATATTGTCAATCAGATCAATGCAATATGGCTCAACAGTTTTATTCCAAACGGTTTTAGTCCATTTCCATTTAGATAGTCCCAAAGTACAAAAGACTCCAAGGTTATACATCCAAGAGCCGAATTTAGCTTTAATGCGATTATTAGGTATTTTCTTTAAAATATATGCAGTAGCTATACCTGCTACACCCATTCCTGCGTAAGCAGCTACTTGCTTTGTTGCTAATGCTGTTAAAGTCCCAAACATATCACTTCTCCTTTATTAGTTTAGTTACTATATCTACAAGAGCTTTGTAGGATTTTTCAATACCTTTTTGCTCTATTTGTATTTTCTTTTGTTGATTAATAAGTTGGATGATAATACCCTCTAGCCTCTTAAAACTTTCTTCCAACTCCTCCATTAAGGTATCCTGGATAAATTTGTTTTGCTTCCATATAAAGAATCCGAAAGCCATTGCTACGGCTACCGGTATACCAAATTTCTCTATTATAGCAAAAATATCCATTAATTACCATCCAATACTTCTCCCCACAAACTTGTTTTACCGTCAGCAATAGATACTATCTGAACAGTAAAATTGCCTTTATCATAAAAGTCTACTATGGCAAAAGCATGAGACCAATTATTTGGTCTACCACCCATCCATGCATTCTTCTCTTTACTCATATCCTTTAAACACCCAATACTCCAAGCGCTCTTAGATCCATCAAGATGAGTAACTGATGATTGCTGTATATCATGGTGATGCCCATACATAAGATTACAACCTAATCTTAGTAAGTGATTTCTGGTATGCTGTATACCGGCATATTGATTGCCATGATAAAAGTTTAAGTCTCCAATAGTTAGAAATTCACTATTAGGAGTATAATGATATTTACGCTTTTCAAGATTAACAGCATTCTTGAATAGATAGCGATCTGCAAGATATGGATGCTCATCAACAAAATTATTCATCCATGCATCATGATTACCTTCAATCATATGCTTCTCTTTACAGCCAGCCTTTTTTAAAGCTCTATCAACAAAATCCATCCCAACATTCACATCTTCAATGTCCTCTTGTATAAAAGGCATCTGATATTCTAATGGAGGCCTTTTCTTTTTTTTCCATTGCCAATGTGAACATCCATGCCACTCCCCTACATCTCCCAAATCAATATAAATATCCGGTTTTACTAATTCGATAGCCTGTGCTAAAACATTCATAGCTGGACCATCTGCCAAAGGGAAGTGCTTGTCTGGGGTTACTATTGCCCTCTTAACGGCACTTTTCTTTTTTCTAGGCATATTCTCTCCTATTTAATTAATCTCTTGATTTTGAGCCATATATAGATTATATTCATTACGATCAATACAACTCCTAGTGCCTCAGGGACTAGCTCCCATACATTAACTAATATAGTTCCGGTACTAGTCACTATAGCTTTAAGTGAATCACTCACTAGTATCCTCGGTTCCGATTAATCTCTCGAGAATTTCAATCGCCCCCAAACATCTTTGAGCAATAGCAGCGTATTGTTGCTGCTTTTCTATTGAATCTTGATATTGCAACTTAATAGATTCTAACTCTTCTTCAGGAGTTGGTTTATCTATTGTTCCATTTT